GCAACGCATCCGCCTGCCTCCTAACAAGCCCCGTATCCGAATACGCAAGCATCGGCGTAACAAACGCACACCGCAGCCGGTCGGATGGTGAAACCGGCTCACCCTCATCGTCGGTGACGCCGCGTAGTTTGTCGAGGACGCCTTCGGCAACCTCGCGGAAGCGGGCATCGGAGTCAAACGCTGGCCGCGTCACGGTGAAGGCGTAGGCAATCTTCTCCCGCAGGGTGTCGCCGGGAATGAACGGGCCAAGTAGGGCGATGAGTTCCTTTGTATTCTGCGGCCTAGACAGGACGATAAACAGGACCGCCGACGGGCTGATCTCGCCAAGTATAATTCCGGCGAGCTTGGTCTTTTCGGTTTTGGTGAGGGCAGGGATCACTTCTCCACCTCCGATAGCACGTCCACGAATTGCGAGATGAGATCGTCAAACTCTGCGGCGGAGGCGGCGGTGTTCGTCTTTGTTCCGGTGGCCAGCATGACGGCATCTACGCCGCCGCCTGCTTTGAACCATTCCTGCTTGTACCCGAACCGCTGGTGATCCTCGATGGCCATGCCGTCAAAGTACAGCGTCAGCTGCTCTGTGTAGCCGAGTGCTTTCATTGTGACGGAAATGTCCTGTCCAATAGCCTTGCGCTTGTCGAGCAGCTTCTGAATCTTTGCAAACGCAGTGGCATAGTCCCCCGACGCGCCAGCGGCGGCGGCTTCGATGGCAGCCCCCGCGTCAATATCGAGACGCCCGTTTCCGGTGGTTGAGCACCCCCCGCCCACCAGCAGGGAGAGCATGGCGAGGATCGTTCCGATGGCGAAGATTTGAGCGTATTTCATTATTCCACCTCCACCCAGCCGTACACGCCGGGTTCCCATGAGTTATTGTCTACTGTGCTCTCCCATACCTGCCCGACGTGCGTTACAAGGTCTCCGAGGGAGTAGGTGTCTTGTGCACCCGTTGGTTGTACCCACTCGGCAATCAGGCCGGGCGGGGTGATCTTGGCAAAGAGCGCCGGCACGTCCGGCGGTGCCCAATCCGACTGGCTCGCATGGGCCTGCACGACCTTGTACAAAGAGCCGTCGTGTTTCACGAGCTCGTCTAGCGCGTACGAGACCCCGGCGGCCCACGCGGGCCACAGATCAACAATCAGCCCGAGGTCTTCCTCCGCCAAGTCACCGGCCAGCACCGTCTGCTTGATCGCAAGCCTCGCGGCGGCAGCGGTCGCCTTCGACTCGGCTATGCTTCCGAGCTGGGCAAGAATCTGGTCCAGCTGCTCGGCCCAAGGCTTCTGCGGCGACGCAGAGTTGGTGCTCGCCAGAACGGACAAGCTCCCCGCGATCACCACGAGCCGCGCAGTCCCCACCAGCTCCCCGTCGCTATTGAGCATGGGCACGAAGACCTCGGGCGCCGGGCCCCGAAGTGCCTCGGCCTCGGCATCAATATCGTAATACTTTACGCCTTCGTATAGACAATAGGTTCCGGTTTCATCCGCGATTGACTCGGCTCCGTTCAGCCGCGCAACCCGGCTTTCGTAGGCAAACGGATCGGAGTCCCGCACCCATACGTTGCGTCCGTCGCGGACCAGCAGGAAATCTACGGCAAACGACTCGATAGCCAAAAGCGAAACAATCAAAATTCCGGTCGCTGTTTTCATGGTTGATCCTTCAGGTACTTGATCACGACGTCGCAGGTCCGCGCCACCTTCTTCGTAACGACGGTGATCGGAGAGTTCGTCGTCGGCAGATACAGGTTGTAGTCGTTCGTGCTTGCCATCTTCTGCTCATACCGCAAGTCGTCCACCAGAACCCGGCGTTCATACACGCGAGGCGGAAGGTTGGTGGTTTGATTCAGAAACGTCACGGCAGTTCTCGGGGAATACCCGGCCAGAAATCCTCCGGCGGACTTGTAGGTGCCGTCGTTCAGCCCGTCGATGTCGGCGCGGCTCATGCGGTTGGATACCGACGTCTGGACCGCGTAGGACAAGGTTCCAAGCTCGTTGTTCGTCAACCCCGCTTGCGCCACGAAAGTCCCGTTGGAATTCCATTTCCATGCGCCGGAGTCGTTGGACGCGACCACGCGCCACGAGCTGGAATCCGTGCTCCAGATGCTCCAGCAATTCGTTTGCCATGAGATGGAATAAAACGTTCCGGCGAAGTCGGAGTTGTCCCGAAAGTAGAGATCGTTGAAATACCGCCAATTCGTCGTCGTGGCCATCGGAATCGTGGCTACGGTATGGCCTACGCCCAGGACAGGCGCGTATGCCGACCATTCGGAGCGCCAGATCGAGCCGTATGAGCCGCCATACACCGCCGCGTAGATCGTCGTGCCGTCGGGGGCGACCGAGATTTCGCGCCAGTATTTATCCCCGGCCACGAGATCGACCCACGTTGCCCCGGCGTCGACCGACTTCCAGATCGAGCCGTTATTAACCGTCGCGTAGATCGTCGTGCCGTCGGGGGCGACCGAGATGCCAATCCAGGCTTTATTCCCGGCCACGAGATCGACCCACGTTGCTCCTGAGTCCGTCGACTTCCAGATCGAGCCGTTTTGCATCGTCGCGTAGATCGTCGTGCCGTCGGGGGCGACCGAGATTCCGTACCAGTATTTAGTCCCGGCCGCGAGATCGACCCACGTCGCTCCGGCGTCAGTCGACTTCCAGATCGAGCCCTTATAAACCGTCGCGTAGATCGTCGTGCCGTCGGGGGCGACCGAGATGCCAGTCCAGCCTTTATTCCCGGTCGCGAGATCGACCCACGTTGCTCCTGAGTCCGTCGACTTCCAGATCGAGCCGTATTGCACCGCCGCGTAGATCGTCGTGCCGTCGGGGGCGACCGAGATGCCACGCCAGGTTTTATTCCCGGCCACGAGATCGACCCACGTTGCTCCTGAGTCCGTCGACTTCCAGATCGAGCCGTTTTGCATCGTCGCGTAGATCGTCGTGCCGTCGGGGGCGACCGAGATTCCGTACCAGGCTTTATTCCCGGACGGGAGAGCGACAAAAGGCCCATTCGTAGTTCCAGCCGCTCCTTGGTGCAGCGCAACGGACGTATGGGATATGCCTCGAACGCTATCGACGGCATAACTCGTGTTGCTATTCAGCGCCGGAAGAAACGTGACGTTGGTCCCTCCCGTAAGGGCTTGAATTCCGTAACTGGCCCCGCCAATCCGCAGAACGCATCCATTTGTGATTTTTGTTCCGGCGGTCGTCGCGCTCAAAATGCCCTGCGTCGTGGAATTCGCAAGCGTCGTCAGACCCGTGACGGTTCCGGCATTCAGTTCCTCGAAAACAAATGAGTTTGAATTTGCATTTCCGAAAAGCAGGGTTTCGGTGAACCCGACGTTGGCGTTGTCGTACACGGCCACCACCGTCCCGGTCACAAGCGCCTGCGCCAGATAGGGCATCTGCGTAATAACCATGCACGCCGCCTCGCCGCCGGTGCCGCCCTCAATTTCCCCGCGCTGCAGCGTAAGAGTGTCCGCCGCCGCCGTCGCGCCCGTGATGGCGTTGCCGGTGCCGGAAAAGGCTAGGTTCGTCCAGCCGGTGCCGGTGCCGCCGCCCTCGGGTGCGTTGCCCCAATACAGCGTGTCGTTGTCTGTCCCGGAAGCGTAGAGCATCTGCCCGCTCGTGGGCGTGTTGGTGGCGGTGAGGTTGCCGCCACCCCCGCCGCTCCCCCACCCGTCGATGCTGACTAGGCTGCCATCCGCCAAGATGGCGTTCGTCGCGCCGGGACCGTTGGTGGCCCATGCGGAGTAGATGGGATCGGATTCAGCCGTCTCTTCGCCCCACTTCACCCCCTTGGCACCGTCGGGGCGCAACACGAGGTTCGTATCGTTCGTGCCGGCCACCATCTCGAGGATGTTCGTGGTGCCTGCCGGCGTGGCGTCAACGTACAAAGTCAGGGCGCCGCCCGGAGCGAAGAACAAATCCCAGTAATTGGTTTCCACGAGCTCCAACGGCTCAACACTGTAAAAATAGTTGTTGGTGAAGACATTGTTCTCCACGATGTTGGTCTCGTAATAATACACCGAGTTCGTGTGGACGTAGTAGGTCTTCACGGCCCCGGCGGGACCCTGGGGCCCGCGCTTCCCGACGGCAATGGGGGCCCAATAATTGGTATTCAGAGGCGCGTTGCCCATGGTGTCCGCAATGCAGACGTAGGTCCCCCACGAGTTGCCGTCCGACTCATCCTTATACCGAACGAGGTTGCTGACGGCGTAGGCCGTCGTGCTGAGGTATTCCGGCGCGGGATCCAATATCGGGAAGGTGCGGAACCCAGGCTTGGTCAGGAGCTCCCAGGTGCCGGGAGCCGAGTTCGTCGGATGCGTCGTCGTTCCATCGCTCTTGCACAGATAGAACCAGCCCTCGATGCCGGTATCGTCCGTAACCAGGACGTCGCCGCTGTCGTAGGTGTATCCGGTGTTGCTGTAGCCGAGAGAAAACGCCCAGTCGCCACCGGACACCCCCGGCGCGGCGGCCTGCTGCCAATAGGTCTCCCAGCCAGGAGCGCCGGGAGCTGGCGCCGTCCCAGCCTCGATCTTCGTGTAGATATAAGTGCCTCCGTTGTGAATAACCACGGTGCCGTTGGTGTAGGTCTTGAGATTCTGGTACCCTTCGCGGTCGAACCACAGGTTCCCCGCTCCGTCGGCGCCGTGGGCGCCGGGGGCGCCGGGGCTGCCCCGTTCGCCGTCCCGGGCATAGTGCCACAACTTCGTAAAGTAACCCGTGTCCGCGAGCCGCGTGTCGCCGGGGTCGCCGACGTACGCTGCGCCGTCGTACTCCGTGTGCACGTAATAACCACCGTATGGGTACGAGTTGGCGTAGACGATCGTGTTCGACGGGTACAGGGCGTCGGCGTTGAACCGTCCGGCCCAGACCGCATTCGAGAACACCACGCCTTCCATGCCGTCCGCGCCGTCCCGCAGCAGCACCGTCCATTGGTTGGTGTTGTCGCTCGGCCTTCCGCTGCTGCCGACGGGGGTGTACCACAGCTTGTTCTCGTCGCGGACCAGGTCGTTGGCGTCGTAGACGGCACCGAGCTCCCAGTTGCCGCGAACCCGGAGACCCACGCCGGGCACGCCCGGGGAGCCGTCGGTACCGGAGTACCATAGCCGGATGAAGTCCGTGCCGTACCCCGTGGCGTTGGTCGGGGTCGAGTTGTCGGCCGTGAAGTTGGTCAAGGCCCCGTACCCCGACCCGCCGTGGAGCGTCCAGTCCCCCGCTTCATAGGACGCCCCGTTGGACCAAGCCCCCCTGTAAACACCGAACGAGACGCCCGGGTCGCCCTGGGGACCCGTGGACTGCGGGAAATATAGCGTCCAGGGGCTAGTGTTGGTATCCCACAGCACCTGCGAGACGCCCGCGGTCGACACGATCCGCAGGTCCTGCTGCCCGCTGGGTTTGTTGGATACCCCGGCCCCGTCCACCAGATAGTACCAATGCGACCCCAAAGACACCTTGACCGCGCCGCCGGGCGCCAGTTCCACGTTGAGGCCGGTGTCCCGGTCGAAGTCGATCCCGGTCGGCGTCCAGCTGTTGGTCCCGTCCTCCCCGACGTTGCGCACCACGAGCCCGCCCCCGCCGCCGCCGCTGCCGCTGCCGATCGAGGTCCAGTACCCGCCGGTATGGTAATACTGAAGCTGGGACAGCAGAGCGTTCCAGCGAATCGTCCCCGGCACCAGGGTCGTCACGTTCGTACCGATCGTGATGCCGCGGTCGAACCGCTGGTAGTAGTCGACGAGCGGAGTCAACTGGGCGGCGGCGCCCGCCGTCAAAACGGTAAATGCGGCGAACGCCGCGCACAGTTGATTTCTCATCGTGTTCTCCCCGGGAGCCGGCCCTCATTCAGTCACAGTCAACAGAAGCCAGTCGTTGGTGGTTACGCCGCCGGCGACCCATACCAGATTGGACTCGGAGCCGAGCAGCAGCTGCCCGACGAAATCGGGCGTAAACAGCGTGGCGTCGGCGACCTCGTTGGTGTCCACCTGGGCGAAGGAGGCGGCGGGGATCGCGGCGTTCGCCACGAGCTCGATCGCGTCGACTTCAGCCTGCAGGGCGGCGTCCTTGGCCTCGAGCGCCGTCGCCCGTGCCTCCAGGGCGACCACGGCCTTCGAGGCTTCGGGGTCGCGGACGGCGGTCGGGCTGCGGGCCCCGGCCATCTGGGCGTAGGACGCGGCGGCGATCGACAGGATCGACAGGATCGCCAGGGTAACCAGGATCTTCTTCATTTCAGGGGCTCCTTCTCAAGTGCCTATTCGGCCCAGCTGTTTGTTTTCAAAACAACCCACTCCCAGGTCTCGGCGCCGGTCTGCATCACGGCTTCAAGGTAGGACGCGTCCCCGGCAACCCGGTAGCGCAGGGTGCCGGCCAGCCCCTCGGACGCCTCGGCAGCGCTCTCGCGGGCGACCGTGGACTCCTCCAGGGCGCGAATGTCGGCCGTGTTACGCACGGTCTGCTCGCGGTACCAGACCGTCGGATAGGGCGGGATGGCGAGCGCCAGGGAGGGCAGGAGGCAGAGGACGAGGGCGACAAGGCGTTTCATTTCGGTTACTCCTGCAATTCCCATCCGGCGGGGTACGCCGACGGGCTGTAAGTGTTGGCGTCGATCAAACTCACGTAGTTCGCGCCTTCGAACTCCACACAGTCCCCGATTGCGTAGGCGTCGTGCGCGCCGGTAGGCTGCACGAACGGAGGGCACCCGCTCGGGCCGGCGGGCGGGAGATGCAGGAACAGCGCGGGGGCAAGCGGGGGCGACCAATCGGCCTGCGTCACGTGCCCTTGGACGACCCGATAGACATCCGTGCCGTCGTAGGTGTAGAACTCGCCGGGATGGACCTGCCGCCCAACGTTGTCCTCCCACCGGGGGAACGCTGCAGCCAAATCTTCAATGTCCTCAAGCACCGCGTTCGTGGGAATAGACGCCGCCAAGGAACGCTGCAACGCACGAGTGCGGGCGCGCTCCACCGGCAGCCGCTGAAGGAACGCGGCGATCTGGTCTTCGATCGGAACGACCGGACTGGCCGAGTCGGACACCACGACGGGCACCCCGTCGGTGCTGACCAGCACGCGAGCAGTCCCCACCACCTCTCCGGTGTCGTCCACCACGAGCGCTATGGAGCTGGACAACGCCTGGGCCTGCCGGGCCTCTCCGTCCGTCATTGCCAACGCTTCCAGGAACTCCGCGGGCACGTCGGTCTCGTCGTGTCTCGCCGCGTCGTCCCACCAAGTTGTCGAATACCGAGACAACTCGAGATCCAGCCCCGAGAGCAGCTCACGGTACTTCGCAGCCAGCGCCACTCCGAGCCGCTCGTCCACCAGGGCCTTGGCCTCTTCGAGGCTTGGAGTCTGGGGGACTGGGTCACCGGGTAGCGCATCGAGCAGAGCAAAGTATTCGTTCTCCAGCACTTTGAGCCTTGGGGACTTGGCGGCCTGGGCGCCGGCGTCCAGCGACGCCTCCCAGGCGTCCAGGATCGCCTGCGCTTCCTCCGGGCCAGGGAGGGCGTCGAGACTGGGGGCCGGCACGTTCCGGAGCTTGTGCCGAAGCCAGCGCAGCTCAGGCTCCCCGTCACGAATGAGAACCTGGGCAGGGCCTCCGCGCCGGTTCAGCCCGGCGGGGTCCAGCCCGTTCTGCGCCATGTACGCCTGAACTCCAAGCTCGACAGGCCCGGCAAAGACGGACGCCGCCAAAAACGATACTACAGCAAACAACGCTCTTTTCATCTTTGTCTCCCTTACTCCACAACCCCGACGGCCTGGCGCAGGATCACGACGCCGGAATAGCCACTCCCGCCGGGGGAGTCAACACCATCCGGTGCCGGCCCACCACCGCCTCCACCGCACCCGTAGTAGGTTGCGTCGTAACCAGTATGCCCATTGTAACCGCCATGACCTGCGCCTGCCCCCGGATTTCCGGCCTGGGACGAACTGTTCCTCCAGCAGCCGCCGCCGCCTCCAGACCCATAGGTGTTCCCAGAACCACTAATATCGGAAAAATATCCGTTGGCTCCGTTTCCGCCGCGGTCATCTTTCGCGGACGACGGGTCCCCGGTGTATCCGTTCCCGCCGGGGCTGGTGCCAGCAGCCGCTCCGCCTCCGCCGCCATAGAAGGCAGCGACACCGCCGGCCGCAGACCCAGAAGCGCCGCCGGCGCCGCCTGGGTCCCCCCACGTCCAAGCGCTCCCGCCAGCTGCCCCTCCTTCCGCCACAATCGTTCCCTTGAATGAAGACGTGCCGCCCGCCACCATTATATGTGCGCCTACAGCGCGGGCCCCGCCGGCACCAACCGTTATGGCGTGCGTGCCGGCAAGAAGCGTCATCGTCCCATGTCTCACAACCCCGCCGCCACCGCCGCCACCGCAAGAGCGGCCGCCCCCGCCACCGCCTCCGACCACTAAATAGTCGAACGTGTTATCCGCATCCGTAGTCATGATCGCGGAGCCCGTCGTTCCCACGGCAGCCGACGGCGCGATGGTGTACGCCTCATAGATGACGCCGGAATTCGTGTAGGTGTTCGTCGTTATCGTCACGTTGGACACGCTCGTAAAGGAAACCGTCGCCACGGTCGAGGTGTTCGGCGCCTCCGGGGCCACATATTCTGTCGGGAAAACCCGCTCCTCCATCCAATCCGTTGAAAACGGGTTTGCGTAGTACCTGTTCAACGTCACCAGCGTCTTCCCGCCAGGATCTACGGCGTTGGTACACGGATCCAGGTACCCGGTGTATTGCACGTTGGTATAGCCAGAATTCTTAAGCCAGATTTCAAACCGGGCCGAAAGGCCGAGTGGCGCTTCCTCGAACGACAGCTCCATGTTGTCGTTCGTCACGATGACAAGTTGCGCCAACCCATTTGTCCAGTCTATCTGGAACACTCCGCCGGTAGAGGGCACTTTAAAAAACGTATCCGGGAAATCCGGAGAAGCTACCAGGTCCGAGAGCTGTTCCAGGGAGTCGTCTATGCTGTCAAACAAACTGGGGAACGAGAAGTCTAGCCCCTCCGGAAGCTCCGTGATGTTCGTGCCCATCTGTTCGAACAAAGAAGCCAGGTGCACAAAATTCGTATAGGCTTCGTGCCGGCTCATCTGCGCCAAATCGTCGTCTTCCGGAGGGTCCGCGTACGAAGACAAATCGAGCAGGTCCAAGGCCAGGGACAGAAACAGATTGGTCGTCAGGTACGTGTTCGTGTTGATCTTATCGAAATTGTCCGCGTAAATGCCCTGATTATATTGCAGCGCCGGCACCAGGGCCGGGTTCTCCCCGCCGCCGTCCGTCGACATCTCGACCCCGGAGTTCTCGTCTCGCCGGAACACGTAGTTGGTACCGCTGTCGTTGGTCACCACGGTCATGAAATAATTGGTGTAGTACGTGCCGCCCAGCAGATAGGCATGGAGATTCTCGAGGTCGAAAGCCGTCGAGGCCGCTGTGGAGTATGAAGCCAGGAACTCCCCGGAGCCGCGCCAGTTCAGGTCTATCCAGTCGAACACGGACTGCGTCGTGGGGGACTCAGGGTCGAGAAAAAGCCAGCCGCTGTCATCCAGCTCGGCCTGCCAGTTGGCGTCGACCCAGTCAAAGACGGATTGGACAGTGTCCTCGGCGGGGTCGAGATTGGACCAGCTCTCGGAGCTGAGCGCCGGCCAGTTGGCGTCGATCCAGTCCAGGGCGGCCTGCACCGTGAACGGCAGGGAGATCGCGATGTTCACCATGTTGGTGTCGGCTTCGACCTGGCGCGCCGGCATCCGCGTCTGCGCGAAAGCGGGGAGCGCCAGAAGCAGGGCGGCGATAAATACAATGGGTTTAGGCATTCGGGGCCTCCGGGATGGACGGGCTTCTATCTTTGATAGGAGCAGAGCATAAAGGGGGCGGAGTGTCAAGGGCGAAAATTGGCGATTGTTTCCGGGGGACATATCTTTTGGACAGCGTATTAGAAAGGAGCAACAGGGTACCCCGGTACCCATGTTCACTGCGAAAGAAAAACCTCTGCGACAGCTTGAGCAAGAATCCTTTTTCCAAAACTCAAACGCAAAACAACAACAGCCGAGACTGGAAAGTTCGATGCTATCACACACAGTGACAGCAGTGCATACCCAAAGCTCACAGTAAAGAAAGGAATATACCATGAGCATGGAATCAGATGCAACCCCCGCCCCCGCCGCCAACGCGCCGAAGCCCCGCGCCAAGGTCATCCGCTGGCTCGAGGACTCGCCCACTCCCATAGGCGACTGGAAGTCGCAAACGGGCAACCAGAAGCTCGGCCGCCTCGCCGAACTGCAGGGCAAGTCCGCGCCCGTGATGCTCCGCGTCGTCGGCGTGCAGGCCCAGTGGGCCGTGCACGACCCCGACGAAGTCGAGCTGTACCGCACGAGCGACGGCGGCTGGGGCGCGCAGCCTTGCATGCGCAAGGACGCTGTCGCGCCCGCCGACGCCTTCTAGGCTCGAACCCCGCACACACGGAAACCCGTGTGTGCGGGGAATCTTCGAACCGAGACTGGCACGCGTTTCTTTTCTACCCGGAACCGGAATGCCTCGAAGAGCCGGAGCACCCAGGGAGACTGGAAAGATTGTGGTTGAAAGGAGCCACCGACATGCCCGCACTCATCGACGCCGCCGTGCTATCGTTGTTCTGGCTGTTTGCCCTGTACTGGCTCGCGGGTCTGGCCCTGGCCGCCGCCAGGACGGTGCGCAAGCTGCTGCACTGAACCCAACAGCCCCCGCCTCCCCGAAACACGGAGGCAGGGGCGCAACGCTTCCCTGCCTCAAGGGGCCGGGGCACATTGAATCCAAGTCGCAGGGAGACTGGAAAGATTGTGTCCTCGTTCATCAAAGACTGGGACTGCCTCGAAGAGCCGGAGCACCTGCGACACAGTCGCAGGGAGACTGGCAAGATTGTCTGTTTGAAACAACCAAACCCCCAAAGGAGAAATACCATGGCCCTTGAAAATAACGCCCCCGCCGCTTCCGAAGCCCCGATCAGCCGCGAACCCGACGTCGTCCTGGAGATCATCTCCTGGGTCGACGATGCCCCGAAACCCACGGCCATGACCAGCCGCGGCCACGGGGACCGCCTGCCCGAGGCAAAATATCAACGGGTTGCGGAAGTCCGCAACCCGGCGAACGGCAAGACCGCCAAGGTGCCCGTCGTCGGCACCCTGCGACAGTTCCAGTTCGCCAGCGCGGCGTTCGTGGAAGGCTACAAGTCCAGCGACGGCAAGTCGCTGTACGTGCAGCCACATCTGGATAGGGCCGCCGTCGAAGCCGACGCCCTTCTGTAGCCCTGCGCTACAGCGCCCTGCAGCCCGTAACACGGCTGCAGGGTTCCTTTCCTGCCCGGTACCCCATGAGGGCCGGGCTCCTTGAATCCCCGCATCCCGGGTTCAAGGAGTCATTGAAACAGAGATGCGAGGGGACAACCATGTCCATAATCGTTTTGTCGAATGGCGTCGTGCTATTCAGCGCACACGGAATCGTGTACAGCTCGCTGCACGATGCCTTAGAGGCAATGAGCGAATAGCTCCCGCCTCTCACCCCCGAATCCATGCGACCTTGCGTCCTGGATTCGGGGACACCCTTTTCCCCGGCCTCATGGCAGGTCGGGGCTCCTCTTTCCATGAACCCTACGCCTCCGGGGTTCAGTGGACCCAGGTCATCCGGGCAGGATGGCCGCTTTGTGCCGGGGACACAGGGCATGAGCGGGCTCCTTGAATCGGCGGATTCAAGGGCTGGGTGCCCCCAAGGACGTATGGGCCTTGGGGGCACCCTGAGCCAGATCAAACCAGCAGACTTTATTGTGAACGAAATCACATTTATTGTGAATAAATCACATTTATTGTGACGAATTCACAATAGATTGACATCTTTGGACATTGAGTGTCATCCTTGGACAAGGATTGTCATTTGAGGACAGGGATTGTCATTTGTGTACTTTCGCATTTTATGGACAATGCCCACGGGCACGACCCTAAACCAAAATGCACATTGAAACTATTATTTTAGCTGTAAGTAGTTGGTAATCAATAAATATATTAAATTATATTATTATTATTACTTTTACTTACTTCATATCCATGGTCATTTCTTAGTAATAAAACAGGGGGTGTTCGACGTTAAAAAATGACCACGGCGCGCCGGAAAAGTTTTCCCTCAAAATGTCACCATCTCTTGATAATTGTTTGATGACTCAAACATTCAAGAGGGGCTCCCGCCCCCGAATCCCTGTCTCCCGAACTGCCTGAAACAAGGAGTCAACGGGAGTAACTCTCCAGAGCAGCCCCGGAGACCCTGGCACCGCACAACACGGTGTCCTTCCTCTGCTCCCCCGCCCGGGGACAGAGGACCTTTTATCCGCGTATCGGCGCCGCCCACAAGCCCTTGTATATCTGTAGCAGGGGAGCGGGCACAGACTCCCGCTCGGCGCCGCCTTTTACCCCCAGATCTCGTTGTGCGCTTCGGCCATGGCGTCAGCGAGACGATTGAATCCCCGCATCCCAGCGATCTTGATGGCTTCAATGGACCGGGCCCGGGCTTCTCTTTTCTCCACGGCCAACTGGGCGGCGCGGCGGATACCTGCCGCGACCCGACTCTGGCGACGAGCGAACTCCGCCTCCCGCGCGGCGGCGTCCTCGGCCCTGCGCGCCTTGGCCGCCTTGAGAATCTCGTCCTTATGGCGTTCATAGTACCGCGCCTTTGCGGCCCGATTGATCTCGCGCCGACGTTCCTTCTGTTCCGGAGTCAGCACCCGCTTGCGCTCCCGCCACCAGCGTTTCTCCTTAAGCTCGGCCTTGTGGGTCTTATAGTAGAACCACGCGTCGACCCTGCGCCGCTCCCGTTCGGACGACGACATCGGCCCTTTAGCGATCCGCCGCTCCCGCGCCTTTGCGGCCAGTCGTTCTCTATTGGCCGCCCGATAGGCCGCCATGTATTCTTTTCTATTTGCGGGCACGGCGCCTCGCCTCCATCCGGGAAACCAGGATTTTATCCCGGTGCTTCCAGTAATACCGCAGGCTGGCCTCGCGTCCAGCGTCGAGATGGTCTTCATACTCAGCATCGGTCATCCGGGCCCGATAGGCTTCCCGCTTGCGGGCCTTGATGGCCCCCGCGTTACGCCGGTAGTGTTCGAGCGCCGCCTTGCGGTGCCTTATCTTTTTCTCTTCTGCCGTAAACATGCCCTCAATGTGTATCAAACCATCAGGAGTGTCAAGAGATGAAATTCATCCACCTTCCCCGCCCCCGCACAACCCCGGAACACCGGCTTGTCCGGGCTCTCCTCAAAGCGCATCAGCCTGACTGGCTGGAGCTCCTCGGCCGCAAGGCCGCTGAGGTGCTGCCCCTCCGGCCGGAAATCAACCCGCTCCCCGAGGAGCCGAGGCACCCCACGCTCGTTGGCACAAAGGAATGGCTGGATCGCCTCCATGCCCTGGGAACCGACATCCCCACGTGCAAGGACAGATTCGAACTGGCTCTGCCTGAAGCCGGGCCGACGAAGTGTGTGCGCACCGGTCTGATTTTGAAAACGGGCCGCTGCGCAGCCTGCAACTGCAAATAAGGAGTAACCATGAACGCAGACCTGTCTGTCCTGACCGAGCGGCTCGAGTCGCTCGCTGCCGAGCCAACCTGGCAGCGCGACTGGAAGATGCACCTGATGAGCCTGCAACTAGTCGGGTTGATCCGGCCGACCTGCTGCGCGCAAACGCGGCTGTTCCTGGCCACGGTAGTCTCGGCGATCGCGCACCCGGAACGGTGCACGAAGCCTTGGGCTGTCGTGACCGCGGAATTGTTCGCAAAGGAAGTCGAGATGCACATCGAGCACCTCGACATCCCGGAATTCGAGGCTACCGATGCTGCCCTGCAGCATTGGAACAAACATCTGAACGAAATGTTGTCCCAAGCCCCAATGTTCAACGAGCTGCACGGACGGTCGCAGGAAACACAATGAGCCTGCGCCGCCGGCTCTTCTTGACCGGAACCGGCCGACTTTGATACATGCCTTTTGGAGAGTGGCGAAGGCCAGGGTTACTTCTGTTAAAAGTCCCACCCTGAACCGCTTGTTCCCTCTCCTTGTTCTTTGCGATGCCGCGGCGAAGCGGACAGGTACTTCTTTGGGTGAAATCATCCTGTCCGCGCTTGTTCCCGGCCTTTTGCTTTTTGAAAACCAGCCCCGCCGCTTCGCGGCTCAACCCGAAGGAGAAAACATGGAAACTGTTGTTCTGCCATCTGAATCCGTCCAGAAGCTACTTGCCCTAGCACACCACGCCATCATGCTCGATAAGTGGCTTGGGGAAAACCTTGGACATAACGACGAATGGCCCATGCAACTGATCGCCAGCACGGAAACAGATGAAGCCGCCGCAGAGGAAGTTTCGAAAATGCTGTCTGCCATGGGACTGGCTGGGCGCGAAGTTAAGGCCGACGGCGAGTGTATGCGCCAGATCATGCGCTGGCAGATCGAGACATACGGAAACCCATACGGAGGCGTTAATGAGCTTTTATAGGCAGAACCCTAGGGGTCAGGGTTTGCGAAGCAATACCCTGGACCCGGTTGTTGGGGCTCCCGAGGGGGAGCCCCCCATTTTTGAATAACGAAACAAAGGAGATCAACATGACCGCAACCCAGACAATCCTGCCCCTGAAATCGGGCAAGAAGAACTTTCTGTCTTTCGTCCAGAAAAACAAACTCGCCGACTGGTTGAAATCAATCGGTGAAACCGCGCGAGCCAAGTCGGCCGGCGAGCTAGCGACGCTGGCAACGGAGTCGCTCTCGTTCACCGTCAGCGCGGGAAACATCGCCGGGATGAGGACGCAGCTGGGGCTCAACCCCGGGCAGGGCGCCTGCCAGCGCAGAACCAAGGTCCATAAGGTCCGGGCCGAGCAGCTGGAGTTCCTAATGAGTCACACCGGCAACACGCTGAAATGCCTGGAAACGGCGTCCGAGGCTCTGAACAAGGCCCAGGAATGGGCACTGCCCCTCCACCGGGTGCTGGAGTCCCTGAAATGACCTGGGCAATCGGAACCGCGATCCTGCTCGGCGGCTTTGCCGCGGGCTGGATCGCGCACGAACTGACGGACCGCGCCTTGTGGCGCAAGTTCAACAGGCGCCACGAGCGCTGGTGGGAGACAAGATGAAGACATTGCATTCACTGCAGGACCTGCCGGTCACCCCGGACATGGTGTTGCACGAGGCCGAGAACAAGCTGTTCGACGCCTTCCAAAGGAAAAGAATCCGCACCGCGTATCAGTTGCGCCGCTTCGTCGCCGGAATCCCCGGCGCCCTGGGCCCCGCGCTCCGCAAGAGCCAGACCTACGCGGTGATCGGAATTTTGATGCGCGGAACTTGGGTGCCCAGGAGCTGGGCGTGACCGCGCCCCAGGCCCTGGGCTGGATGCTCTTCTGGGGCGCCGTAGCCGCCGTCCTCAACATCGCGTTCGGCATGCTCCAGTTGTGGGGAGCCCCGCGCAAGCCGCCGAAACGCCCGACCGAGCTTTCGCTCTGGATGCCCTGGCTGTACTTCTGGCTGTACTTCTGGCTGCTGGCCACCATGCTGGTGGACTGGCGCTATCTGATTCAATGATCCAACCGCCTCCCCATAAGGGGAGGCCACCCTTTTCAAAGAAGCCGAACCCGCCGAGCCCAAACCGGGCGCGTGACGCGGGTAGGCAAAGTCCTCCGTCAACGCGGGGGCCGCCAGGATCACCGATGCAAACGGCCGGTGTGTCCCAAGTTGGATGGTGTGCCGTATGCTTGGGCCCGGAGTTGGTTTCTCCCGGGCTGACCAAACACAACCAGGAGCGCCCGGGGACGTTGATCCCCGGGCCACCCTTTTCGTTGCCTGCTCTCGGCGAGGCCCCGGACCCGTGCTTGCCGTTCGATTCGGCGATTCGGTTGGACTACCCACGACACGCTCCGGGCGTACGGGTTCAATTCCCGTCAGGCAACCCTTTTCAACGCGCTTCGCGGCCCCGCAAGGAGCCGGGCCAAAGCCTCCGGGGATGCACCCCCAAATAGACGACGATGTGCCCTCCCCGCCTGTTGTGGGAAAGGGCGTGCACGCCCAGCCTCCGCACGGCGCGGAGGCAGGCAAAGAAACCACAAAACAAGGAGACCATCATGGCCAACCCCATCAAGATCGAAACCCAGCTTCTGATCGACGGCTCGCCGCTGAAGGAATTCAGTGACGACTCGCTCTTTTCGATCATTTCGGAACAGGAAGCGGCGATCAAGAAGTACGAGGCGATTGCGAATCGTCCCAAGGCCCTCGAGGCGAAGATCGCCGCGATCCAGGCCGGCATCGCCGCCCTGGTCGAAGCGATTGACACCCGCGGCCCCGGCGACAAGCCCGAGGCGTAAGCCCCGGGTTTCCACGGCGGGCCCTGCAGCTGTTTTAAGGCTGCAGGGCCTCTTTCGAATTCGGCACGTCCCTGCGCAGGGCATGCCGTTGCGTCCCGCCCTGTTGGCGGCAACGCGTTTGCAAACGAAAACCGTCGGCTCGCGCAGCCGACAAAAATCAGGAGACCATACCCATGGCCATCACCATCAAGGCCGGTTGCGGCAACCAGATCGAGCGCCCGGCCGCTTCCATCCGTTCCACGGACGACATCGGGCCCGCGATCTTCGCGGCGCTCGGCGCGAGCTCCGACAACTCGGAGCTCATCGTCAACGGGCAGCCCTATGAAGGGCCGCTCAGCGACGGCGACGTCGTGCTCATTCGCCAGAGGGCGAATTCGAAGGGCTAAATCCCTTTGACAGAGTAGCTTATGGCTACCCAGCCCGGTGAAAAGCCGGGCAACCCCTTTTCCATCGTGTCCCTAAACCCGTTTCAAAAAAACCAACCCAGGAGAACATCCATAATGCGAACCAGACTGATCATGACGCCCGAAGGGGCGATCTACAAGGAATCGTACAACAGTGTCCGGGTCGACCTTGACCTGCACGACTTCTTCAAGCGCCAGGCCGAAGCCGGGCTGCACTTCGTAACCCCGTCGCTGGGCGCCTTTGGCGACCCCGCTGACCCTATCGTCGCGGACCTGCGCTTCGTCATGCACCCCGAAGGCGCGCCCTGGCAGACTGCGGCCATCCGCATCCCGCGGCTCAACTTCCACACGGTGTGGGAGGCGCAGGACAATCTGTTGCGACCGACGTTCGCCCGGGACGGCGTGCTGATCGACCCGGAAACCGCGCGCACCCTGCGCTGCGACATCCCGGAGTTCATGGAACTCTGGTGGCTCATCGACGTGCCCCAGGACCCCTCGCAGCGCGGCTACGGCGAGACCACAATGTTCGGCATCCTGGACTGCCCGGCTGAGAATCGTCTGGAGAACCCGGAGCTTCCGCCGCGCCGCACCGTCGTACTGCCGTTGCCCAATACCTACAGCAACGCCAAGATCTGTACGGGTGATCTGAGTACCGGCGAACCCGCACACGTGTCGCTGCCCGCCAAGGTGACCTGGCTCTACGACCGCTGGGTCCACGCACCGTGGAACCGCGATCTGTTTGACTCCATGGCGGCGCGGTTCCACGCGTTGTTCAAATGGAACGTTGAAGGCCAGTTCACTCCGGCAAACCATCAAAGCTGGTGGGAGCACTGCAGAGCCGCCGACCTGGACCACCACGAAGGCGCCAAGCTGTTCGCCGCCAAGCGGATTGAAGAGAGGAACGCATGATGAACCTGCACGAACTTATCCAGACCGCCCCGGAGCTCGGCCTGTCGGATATTGGGGAGAACGAACGCTCGATGTTGACACCGCTGGTGCACCACGGCAAGGCGGCATGCTCTCACCTTGACGCCGCGGCGCTGGCGCGCTGGATGATCCCCATCCTGCTGCCTGGCTTGACGGCCGAGCATGGCATGGGGGCCGCCATGGTGGGGCGCCTGACGCCTGCCGTAACGGCGCTCCTGCAAGCCGAAGCCCGCTGCAAGAACAACCTTAAACTCCTGGAGAACATCTGACATGGAAACGCTTGCAATCATTGGTTGCGGGGGATCGGGGGGCTGGGTAGTCCAGCTCCTCGCCAAATCCCCGCGAGCCGACCTGAACATCGTCCTCGTGGACGGCGACAAGTGGGAACGCCGGAACATGGACCGCTGCCTGATGTCCCGCCGGGACGTTGGCCGGCCCAAGGCGATAACCGCCTTTGACCTGTTGACAAAGGCTGGCTGGGCCAACGTCACGCCCGTGCCGCGCTACCTGGCGCCGGGCACCGACGACTGGACGAAGATGCTGGAGCTTCCCGACCCGTTGCGAATCCTGGTTTGCGTGGATAACCATCCGGCCAGGGTAACCTGCCTCAGGCTCGCCGATGCACGGCACGCCGCCAAGCGCCCCACGGTCGTCGTCCTGACGGGCAACGAATACGTGACGGCCGGCGTCGACGTTTACCTGCCGCGATGGATCAACGGCCCCCTGGACCCCCGCGTCCGGTATCCCGAGATCCTGAAGTCCGTGGAAGGCGACCCCCTGCGGCCGCCCTGCACCGGGGAAGCCCTGGCATCCAGCCCGCAGCTGGCGCTCTACAACTCCCTCTCCGGCATCTCGGGCCTCTGGCTCATGGATGTTTGGGCGCAGGAGGAACCGAAGTTTCGCGGGGACGAACTCCACGAGACCATTCTGAACAAGCTGCCGGTCAGCGTCCAATGGACGGCGACCGGGCAGAAAACACTCAGCTACAACGAGGTGTGCAATGCCGATTACAATACCTAGCCTGGAGGAATTCCAGGAGACAACGAAGGAGAAGCTGTCGATCCTCCTGGCTCAGTCCGGCTTCGCGTTCCTGCGGGCGCGCAACGCCTTGAGGCCCTTGCTGTGTAAGGCCCGGCTCGGCGTGTCCTGGAAGCCGGAGTTCGAGCTGGCGCCTGCCGACCTGCCGAGCGGACTTAACTTGACGGCCTTCATACCGGCGCTGGTGGCGGCCTACTATCCGCTGTACGTCCGCCACCTGGAGACCAATCAGGTCGACAACTGGAAATCCGGTGCCTGGAACTGGCTTCGGCAGAAGTTGTACAACACCGCCTGCAACAACGACAGCCGTTGGTGCAGGGGGGTGGCCTGGACGCCGAACGGACAGACGGAGCCTGCCCGGCCAACGACCGTGGAACTTGAAGTCGAAGTGCAGACCGACGCCTGGCGGCGTATGTACGAGGAGTTCGACGAGCGCCGTTGCGGCGACATCGAACTCGACCGCGAAGCCGTTGCGCAGCTCCTGCTGGACGACGACGAAGACGAAGTGCTGGAAATGATCAACGACGCCATTGATGAAGACTACATGGACTGGAGCCCCGACATCGTGGACGGTTCGGAACGCAACTACGAGGAAACCGATTGTGGCACCGGCGACGGAGGGTGGGAGTTGACACGCCACAGTCGCGCCGGAATCTTGATCTCGCGCCTGCGCGAGGAGCTGGCCGACGACATCGAACGGCTCCGGGCCGAGCGCGACGCCGAGAACGACGAAGAGGACGAAGAGGAAGAACCCGAGGAGATTCAAATATGACAACCGCACTGCTGGAGGCCCCCGAACAGGAGGCCCCCGAACAAGAGATCCTCGAGCAGGAGGCGCCGGCGGTCCGGCCCGACTTCTCGCAGCTCTCGACGTCCTACGGCAAGGTCCTGGCTCCCCAGGACCTCGAGCTGTGGTCGGGGCCCATCGCCCTGGACCTGCAGGTCGCCGACAAACCGGTGCTTCGCTGGAAGGGCGCGCCCCTGCCGGCCGAGATCTGGTCGCAGCTCGCCGGGTTCTTCCGGCACGCCAACGAAACCTGGCGTTCGGAAGCCCAGGCCCGGCTGTTCTACAGAGCCGAGACCCGGGAGTGGCGTGTCGTCGTGGTACCCCAGACCGTGAACACCGGCATGTTCTCGGGCGAGATCAAGCCGGTCTCGCTGACCGTCGAGCAGGAGGAGCTGCGCACGCAGGTGTTCAACGCTGTCGAAGGCTTCGAACCTTGCGGCACCGCACACTCGCACTGCGATTGCTCGGCGTTCCAGTCCGGCACTGACCATAAGGACGAGCTGACCCAGACGGGATTGCACATCACGTTCGGGAGAGTGTCGTCGGACAACATGCACATCCACGGACGGGTTTCGTTCCGCGGCGTGCTGTACAACCTGGATTGGAACGACTGGTTCCCCGGCTGGTCCACCGACCTCGACGCCCGGGATCCGGAGTTCACCTACGTGGTGCCCCCCGAAACCAAGCTCGAGTTCCCCCAGGACTGGCTGAAATGCTGCTTCCCGCCACCCCCGCCCAAGGTCTATACCCACCCGGCGCACAAGGGCACGACGGGATACGGCTTCGACTACCGCAACCAGGGCGCCGAGCAGCGGACCTTGTGGACGAACATCAATCACAAGCCGTTTCCCACTGCCGTCTGGAGCGCCCGGCTGAAATGCTGGGTGCATTCGCCGTCCAGCCAGGAGTTCGACAAGCGGTTTCCGAACGCCGCTGTCATCGGCGACGAGCCGCTGACGGACAACAACGACGCCGAAGCGGACGCCGAACTCGAGAACCGCGAGGTCTTCGGGATCGACGCCGCGGGCCGGCCGCTGACCTACGACGAGGTCGACGACGAAGTCGAGGGCGCCTTGGCCTACCTGCTGCGGCACACCCATTCGGGCGTGCTCAGCGACGAGGTTTATGCCGCCGTCGACGCCATGCGCACCCAGGACGGTGCGAACTTCGAGGTCGAGCGCATGGACGAGCTGGTCCGCGACATCACGGACTGCTTTGCCGAAGGCATGGAGCGCCTGCAGGAACTCGTGGGATTCCACGGCTTCTCGCCGGAGTGCATCGCGGCGGCCGTGGAGGAAGTCCTGACGGACGACTACAAGGCCCCGAAGGCCGACAAGAAAAAGAAGAAAGCGCCGGTCACCCCCGAGCCGGCCTCCGCCGTTTTCGAAGATGAAATCTTCGGCAACGGCTTCGGAAGCTACGACTGACGTCACGGTTTCCCGACGCCCTCCCTGCACAACGGGGAGGGCGTCAACCCCTTTTAACAAAATGAACCCAAATCCCCGGGCGACCCAGTCGCAGAGAGCGCGGAAAATCCAAAAGGAGAACCCATGAACCAAGAGAAACAAAGAATCGCGATCGCCGAGGCAGTAGGCGGCGTGTTCAAGCCGTGCACCTGCGGCTTCTGTGACGGCGAGGCCCACCGCTGGCATTGGCCGGACGGCACGATCACCGACGACTGCCCCGACTACCTGAACAGCCTCGATGCCATGCACGAGGCGGTCGAGACACTACGCTACAGAGACGGCTTCGAGTGGTTCGATTTCCAGAAGCATCTGCTGGACATCTGCGGGAGCGTAATGAACTGCATACAGGCTACTGCCGAACAGAGAGCAGAGGCCTTACTGAAGACACTGAGGCTATGGACGGAGGAAGCATGACAGAATTATACCCGCCGCAAAAGGCGGCCGTTGAAAAGCTGGTCGGGGCGCTGCGCAGGCTGCGTGTCGCTGGCAACTGGAGCGTAACGGGTACCGGTAAGACGCTTGTCGGTCTGGTTACAGCCAAGGAACTCGGCCTGCAGCCCCTGGTCGTGGCGCCCCTGGCGGCGCACGGCACCTGGTCGGCCTGGTCCAGGGACCTCGGCATCCCTGTCGTGGGGATCGCCAACCCCGAGCGGCTCAAGACCGGCAAGCTGCCCTGGGTGACGTCCACCGGCAAGGGCAAGGCCATGCAGTTCAGGTGGAACCTGAAGACCGGAGGCAACGGGCACGTCGTTTTGTGGGACGAGATCCACCGAGGCATGCTCGGGCAGGACTCCCAGACCGGGCGCATGGCCGCCATGCTCCGGCCCCAGGGCGTCCCCGTTCTCCTGATGAGCGCCACACCCTTCACGTCCCCGCTGGACATGAGAAACAGTGGGTATCTGATGGGCTTGCACAAGTACGCCTCGGCGGACTATTGGCGGTTCTGCCGGGCGCACGGCTGTCGCAACAGCCCCTTCCACCGGGGACTCGACTTCAACCCCGAATCCCGGTTGGCCAAGGTCCATCTCTCCCGAATCCGGGAGTTCCTGGACGACCGCACCGTGCGGTTGACCGTGGAGGACCTGAAGGAATTCTTCCCCGAGCAGATTGTGGAGCCTACGCTGATCAGCCTGCAGGACAGGGAGGCCAGAGAGATCGACGAGCTGTACGCCGAGATGTCCAAGGAGGTCAGGGAGACCAAGAACCCCAACCCCCTGGTGGAGATGCTCCGGGCCCGGCAAAGGGCGGAGTACCTTTCCGCCCCTGCGATTGCCGACATGGTGGTCGACTCGCTGGCGGAGGGCAACTCGGTGTTCGTGGCGTGTTCGTTCAAAGATACTCTGGCGCGCATCCGGCTCGAGCTACTCAGGCAGGGTGTACTCGGCATCAGTGTTCTCACGGGAGACTCATCCCCGGCCGAGCGCGAAGCCGCGGTCAAGCTGTTCCAGCTGGACAAGCACCAGGTGTTCCTGGCGACCATGGGCGCCGGCGGTCTGTCGATCTCGCTGCATCGTACGCGGGAGGAACAAAGGCCGAGGACGTCCATTGTGCGGCCGACCTACAAAGCGGACGAATTGATCCAATGTCTGGGCCGCATCTACCGGGCTGGCGGACTGGGCAGCGTAGTTCAACGCATCGTTTTGGTTGCCCAAACCGTGGAAGAACGGGTATATCGCAGGCTGCAATTCAAGATAAACAACATCGCCACCCTTACGGATGACGATCTCGCATAGGAGAAGAATGAAGGACATCATATATATAGCCGCCATCGCCGTGCTGATCCTGCTGTCCGGAGAGCGGCAGCAGGATCTCCGACGGCGCCTGGAGGCCGAGCAACAGTTCTCCGAGGCGCTGGCCACGGAGATCAACCTCAAACTGGAAAGGATCATACCCAATGGGAAGCAATAAAAACCCCGAATTCAAGGGCAGGGACCCTGTCCTGAATAAGATCATGAAGGTCGTCAACGACGCCTACCCCGACGGGCTGGTGTCTTTGTACTGGAACAACGCCAAGAGCGAACCCGTGGACTCCCAGTCCGGCGACACGTTGGCGCTGTTCATCGCCCACGAAGTGGGCGAGTGCTGCGGCGGGCTTGACTACAAGGAGGGGCTCTATGAGGCCATCCGCGTCATCGGCAATGCGGCGGCCGAGCTCGACCGCGTCGTCGAAGCCCTGGAGCACGAGGCGGCCCGCGATGGTTGACTTCGTGCGGCAGAAACCGTTGGGCCAGGTGCCCATGACCATGGCGCAAGCCAAAGAATGGATGGAGAACTTCCTGCCCCGCTTCAAGGAAGGCGGGGTTTGGGGGATCCCTCGGGCAGGTTCAATCTATCGCATCGAGGGCAGCCGCAAAACGGTTGTTCGCGTCGAGGGCGAAGGGGATAAAGCAACGGAAGAAGTGCTGGCCGCCATCGGCTGGACAATAGAGGAGAAAGAAAATGAGTGATTACAGATGGGCCTTGAGCCCAAGCAAACTGGCTACCAGCAAAAATTCGTGCCCCTGTTTCAAGGAGTCCGAGTCCTGGGGAGCCGAGTACAAAAACGCGGGCACAAACCTGCACGAGTATTCGGCGGACCGCGCTAAGCCGCTGGACGACTTGAGCCCCGACGCCCAAGCCCTGGTACAATTCTGCCGCGATTTTGAAGACGCCACTCGAGCCGCCGTAGACATCCAGTTTGAGAAGCACGAGTTCAAAATTCCGGCCACGAACAGACACCCCAGCGGAACCGCGGACTGGGTGTTCGTAACGCGGGACGGGGCGTGCTATGTCATAGACTGGAAATACGGCCAGCAACCCGTGCCAGCAGAGAACAATGAACAGCTGCGATGCTATGCCCTCATGGTGTATTTGGAGTACGGGCGTCTGCGCGGCGACCTGCCAGCCCTGCCGGAAATCAAATCCATTACGGTTGGCATTGTGCAGCCGGCCCTGGGTTCCTCTGAACTCGTGGAGCTGCCGATGTCCGAGCTGCCCGCCATCGAATCCGAAATACGTGAGATCAACGACCGCGTGGTCAACCCCGTGAAGCTGCCAGACGCCTCGAACCCCGACGTTTGTCGGCGGTGCGAGTACCTGCACCAGTGTCCCGCAGTGACCAAGGGGGTGGCTTTGGCGACGCACGCCTTCGGGCTGCCGATGCCGGAGAACTTCGATCCCGGGTCCCTGGTGTCGGACAGAGACAGGATTATTGCGCAGGACCTCGGAGCGATCCTCTCGGCCTGGGCCGACCAGGTGAAGGAGCGAAACAAAGAGTACGCCATTCAAAACGGAGGCACCATTGGTGGAGTGTACAACATAACCACCAGGTCAAATGGTACGGAGATACAGGACATGCGCGGGCTTGCGGACGCCCTCGTCGAAGAGGGTGTACTGGAGAACCCGGACCAGATCCTGGACTTCGTGGCGCTGCGTAAGACCGCGCTGATCGAGGGCCTGTCCGGTCCGGACCGGGATGTCGCGCCGATCGTGAAGAAACTGGAAGAGCGCCTCGGTGTTCCCCGGCCTCCCGTGAGCGTCTTCAGGCGCGGGGGCAAGAAGCAGGTCAAGGCGGCGGAGGAGCTGCTGGATATTCCAATGCTGGAAAATCCATTCAAAAAGAAACACTCGGACGAATAGTCCGGCAACGACCGGCCCCGTTCTCCATGAAGGAGGGCGGGGCCGCGTCCATTTTAGAAGGAGAACAAAAATGAAGTGCAAACTGCTGAACGGCGAAGAGCGCCACCGCAAATGCCCGGACACGTTCTGGATCCCGTCGCGCCGGGTGCGCCGCTCCCTGCGAGTCGGCGACCACGCAAAATGCGTGTTCGACGACAAGGAGCGGATGTGGGTGCTGATCAAGCGCGTCGTCCGCAAGAATGGCCGCGTGCGCTATCACGGCGAACTGGATAACTGTCCGGTCGTCGTGGACATGCGCGTCATGGACAAGGTCTCGTTCGGCCCGGAGAACGTGATCCAGTATATACGGAGGAAGAAAAAGTGAGCGATAAGAAACCCAAAGCCGCGTGGGACGATGAGCCCACACCGCGAATCGACCTGGAGCTTCGCGCCAACGGATCATACGTCCAGGGATCTCCCGGCAAGCTGGAAAAATTCATGCCGCCGGAGGTTCCCCGCGACCTGGAGCGCCGGCTCCGGCACGCCGCTCGCCTTTTGGGAACGATCCGCATCGACTGCATGCTTGACGAGGTTGACGGAATATTAGACCCCGGTTTATTGGAGCAACAATTAGGGGAGCTGGAGGAGGTACTGACACCATGAAAAAGAAATACTGGGCCTTCGTAGGACGCATCCCCGAGGGAGAAAACTACTTCTGGGCGACCGAAAAGCCGAAGACGCGCAAGCAGGCGTTCGCCCTGTTCAAGGGGTTCGTGTTTGCGAACGAGGCCGTCGACCGCGCAGGCGAGGCGGCCCTTCAAGCGGGCTACAGCCAGACGCTGATCGTCGACGGGGCGTTCTCGTCGGAGACCAAGATCGAAACGCACCGCGTGAGTTAGAGGGAGAAGCAATCAAACAAATCGAACAGATAGCGGAGGAATCAAATGCCAAAGAAGATTAACCGCGCCCTGATCCAGGGCATCCTGTCCAAGGGCGAGGGAGTAAAGTCGGTCTCAAGCGAAGCCGTAGACTGGGTGATTTCGGTCGCGGAACACACGGCCCGCCAACTGGCTGCGTCGGGCCGCAGGACTCCGAGCGGCCGGCTGATGGCGCCGAAGCTGGATTGCGGCTTGATGGCCAGGCACATCACAAAGCCTCAGGACCAGGCTGCCGCAGCTGGCGTCGAACTGGCACAAGACCCGGGGGCCCCGGCGTGGGGCCCCCGGGAAGATTGGCAACTGGCCGTACGCTCCGGTGCGACGAAACTGAGCTTCGAGAAGTGGAAGGAGCAGAGGAAATGAGCAAAAAGAAAAGTACAAACGTCCGGGCGATGATGTCGCCCGCCGCGATACGGAAAGAACTGGAAGAAGGAATCGAAGTACAAATGTACTGCGGCGGAGGGTGGATGGCGGAGATCAGCTTTGTCAAACGGCACAAAAGCGGCATATCCGGCGCGAGCTTCATGTCCTGCGAGATCCCGCAGCCGCGAATGTGGGCCACGGCGATGAACGTCCTGAAAGCAGTACCCGGATTCGAGCTGAAGATCGTCGACAACAAGGCGACGGTCAGTTTGGACAGGCCTCGGAGGAAGAAATGAGCAAAGAACAAAACGGCGGGCCGGCTTCGGCAACAAACGGGGCGTGGCCGATGAAGACTGACCTCCAGGAAATGACCGAGATCGAGATGGCGGACAAAGCCGAAAGGCGGCGTCCGCCGCTGGTTGATCTGGGCTGGGCGAACGGATGGAGAAAAACACCTCCGCTTGTCCGGGACTGCAAACACAAACAGGCCGACTTATCGCTGGGATCCTGTGTGCATCAGGTGACCTGCGTCGAGTGTGGGTTCACGTACAAATACGACAGTGGAGATTGTGGAACATGAGCACAGACCAAGACGGAGTCAAGTCGCAGGCGGCGTCTATCGCCGCCGGCATCTTGGAGCAACAAACCAAATGGCAAGAGGCCCAGGACCTGGACAACCCGGTGGAGTACGACGGCGAGCAACTGACGTACGACGACATCGTGGACCGCATCCACCAGGAGCCGCTGTCCGTCGGCGTCCGAAGCGGGTGGTATCAGCCGGGCCGGGAGACGCCAGCTCCGGAAGAATACAGCATTCTCCTGGGCACCGGGGGCCCGGCGTTTCGCATCGTCGGAAGGCTCGATGAACACTTGGAACCCGAGACCGCCGTGCTGGAATTCCAGGACTGGTTCACGCCGTGGGAACCGTATGTCCCGGCCAGCCAAGCGGAAGAGGAGGCCCTGCTGTGGTATGCCGGGTTGTTTTACTTCGGGGATTGACCGCTTCCCCGGGTTATGTGTATACTATGAATCTTTGGAAGGAGGTGCAACCGCGGCAGAACGCAGACTGACACCCTAATGCAATACTGAAAACCAAGAATCATTGGAATCCAAAGAAACATAGAAGCCATAAAAACATAACGAAAAGGAAAACATAATGGCTCCCAAAAACAAACCCGCCGAAGAACCCGCCGACATGGACCTCACCGAGGGCGTGCCGGAGGAGCTCGGGGGCCAGGAGGAAGCCGACCACAACTATGTCCCGGCGACCCGGCAGGGCATGGGGATGATGAATCCCGAAGACGCCGTGGTGCTGGACATGGACGGAGTCCGGCCTCCCTTCCTCTCGCTGGTGCACGGCACCTCGAAGGAACTGATCGAAAAATTCAACGCGGGCGACCTCGTGCTCAAGAAGGAGCACTGCGTCTGCAAGAAAGGCGAGCGGGTGCAGGCCATTCTGATCGCCATCGACCAGTACCAGAAGGAGCGCCTGGACCAGGCCGCCTGGACCGAAGGCCGCAGGCCCCGCACGTTCAAGAACAAGCAGGAGGCCGCCGCGGCCGGCTTGCGCACGGAATGGGAGGGCGACATCGGCCCCGACGTCGGCCCCGCCATGGACATCGTGCTGCTGCTGCGCCGCAATGAGGGGGTCTCTGACGCCCTGTTCGGCGTGGATCTCGGCATCGAGGATGGAGGCAAGCCCACGGAATGGGGGTTTGCTCTGCTCTCCTTGGACAAGACAGGCTACAAAGCGTTCATCAACGACATCGCCATCACGGTGAACAACAAGCTCAAGAGCACGGGGTTGTACTCCGGGCTCTGGGAGCTGAACACTGAGCTGGCGGCTCCGGGCAAGAAGTCCGTCAACCGTCCGTTCGTGATCCGCGCCCGGTTCAAGGGAATCCTGGATCCGTATGTCGTCGAGAACATCAAGAGCGCCATGAGCGTACCGGTGTCCGTGAACGACGACGACGCCGACGAGTTCCCGTAACCCCGGCCACCACTGAATAAGTGAACATCCCCGTCTCTGCGAAAGCAGGGGCGGGGATTTTTTTTATTCAGCCTCTTGACAAGGGCGGAGGACTATGGTTTCATGGGCATCAGATGGACGCGGTCCATCAAGGAGAAGAATGAATGCCACGCGATGGCGAAAGGGAACTGCCGATGACGATTGCTACGCTTCCACCCGACGATGCGAACACCTGGAGCATCGACTTCGAGTCTACGTACTCGAAAACAAGCTCCCTCAAAGTCAAACCTACCTGGGCTTACGTCTACGACCCCGAAACCGAGATCTATCTTTTGTCTGTAGCCGGCCCCGACAACTTCGTCTGGGTGGGGAGGCCCCAAGACTTCGACTGGGCCATGCTCGAGGGCAAAATCGTTCTCGCGCACAACATGGGATTTGACGGGCTCGTCCTGCGCCGCCTCGAAGAGGAGGGGGTCATCCCGAAGATCAATTATGCGGAGCTGCACTGCACGGCCGACATGGCGGCCTATTTCAAGCTGCCCCGCGCCCTGAAGGACATCGCGCAGTTCGTGTTCAAGATGCCCGATGTCGCTAAAAAGGGCCGCGAAGTCCGCGACCGGATGAAGGGGCTCCCTGTCGAAAGGATGATGGACGACCCCGAGATTCGCACCTATGCAGCCAACGACGCCATCCTTTGCCGCAAGCTGTGGATGGAGTGGAGCGAGAACTGGCCTGAGATCGAGCGCAAGGTGTCCCGGATCGCCCGGGAGGGCGGGTGGCGCGGCGTCAAGATCGACATGGACTATGTGGACGACTGTGTGGCGCGCCTCCACGAACGCATGTTCGCCGCCGCCAAGTCGATCCCGTGGGAGTGGGATCCGCAGAAGACCCCGCTGGCCCGCAAGAAGATGATCGAGCAGGCCCAGCAGGAGGTAGTCGAGTGGCGTGAATTGGAGCCCGAGGAATTTCAGGCCATAAGCCAACTCGACCCGTCCGACAGCGAGTCGGTCACGGCGGCGCTCAACGAGCTGTGGTTTGGTGAAGACCCGAAGCGCGTGTTCCCCTGCCGGATCGACATTGACGAGGAGACTGGCTGCTGGATGTTGACAAAGTTCATGTGGTACCCGTCGAGCTTCGCCAAAGACGACGAAGATTGTGAGGAATGGGAGGACGAATACGGCGACACCTACGGTTGGATCGGGGCCGTGCGCGACTGGCGGCGGTACAACATGCTGCTCCAGAAGTTTCAGCACCTGCAGAAGTTCACTTCTGCCGATGGCAAGTACCGCGTCCAGCTGAAATACTTCGGTGGACACACAGGGCGGTGGAGCGGAGCAGGTTTCTTCAATGTGCAGAACCTTCCGAAGTATGAGATGTTCTGCCTCCTGGACGAGAACAAAAAACCGATCAAGGGAACCGGGTTCGACCTGCGCCGCTGTCTCAAGGGGCCGTTCTACGTCACGGACTATAACCAGGTTGAGGCGCGCGGGCTGTTGGCGCTGGTCAAGGACGAGCGCATCTTGCCGAAGTTGCGCGAGGGCATGAGTGTCTACCAGGCCCACGCCGAGACCACGATGGGGCGGACTTGGGAAGATTTGAAGACGGAAGATGTCCCGCTTTACCAGCAGAAGAAGATGGAAGTTCTGTTGCTGGGGTTCGGCGGCGGTGCGGCCAGACTGGCCCGTGCGGCGTATCTCATGACGAAGGACGATCCCCGCCCCGAAGCCGTGATTCGCTGGACCGAGGCCGAAGCGCAGGTCGTGGTTGATGGGTTCCGGAATCATACGCGGGATTATATCTGTAGGCTCTGGAGCAAGCTGCAGCGCACGGCCGAAAAAGCGGCCTCGGCGCGCAAAGAACTGATGATTATTCGGCTCCCGTCCGGGCGGCCCATGTACTATTGGAACGTCCGCAAGAGGACGGTCAAGGTCATCCGAAAGACGGACGAAGGGGACAAGCTGGTCGAGCGCACGGAGATTTTCTCGCAGAACGCCAAAGGCGACCCCTCGTCCTACCGGAAGCTGTACGGCGGATTGCTCACGGAAAATGTGGTCCAGGCCATGTGCCGCGACGTGCTCCGCGACGGCTGGGTAGCCCTGCACGAGGCCGGATACGACGTGGCGTTCACCGCGCACGACGAGTACGTTGTCGAGCTGAAGCCAGGGCAGACGGGCGAAGACGTCGACAAGCTGCTGCTTGAGACGGGGAACAATTCCTGGGCGGCGTTCATCCCGCTGGGGCTGGACGGGCACCTGGTAGACTTCTACACCAAATAATCTCGGACTCAAGGGAACTGATGATGAGAGCTATTCCGAACACAAGGGCGAGCGCCACGTTCGCCATACCGAAACCGTGGGACCAATGGGCCGAGTACCCCATCCCCGCCGAAATTACGGACAAGGCCAAGATGGAGGCGTGGCGCACGTCGGCGACGACGAAGCATGCCTTCATCTCCGGCGTCGTTGGACTGGACCCCAAGCGCAGGGTCACCGACAAGGGCGCGCGCAACGACGAGGACAATCCCCCGGCCTCGATGTCGGCCTACATCGCGGACTGCGACGCCGCGATCTCCGACGAGCGGCTGGAGGTCTGCCTGGCCGACGCGCCCTCGCCCTACGTGCCGACCTACACGGTCAAGTCGTTCTCGCAGGAGGGCGACAGCGGCAGGTTCAAGCGCCGTCTGGTGTGGGTCTTCGAGCGGCCGATCCGTCTGATCGGGGCCCAGCACGCCAAGCAGTTCTACAAGGTGCTCGCCAACCGCCTGATGCCCAGCAAATGGATCGGGGGCTACGACGAGTCCGGCCACAAGCACACCATGTACTTCGAGATAGGCCGGGACTGGAAGCCTACGGGCGCGGACCCTATACCTTATAATATCCTACTGGGCTGGGCCGCCGAGGCCGCCCGGGATCTGCGCATTTCTGATTTCAAGGACCGCCCTGCTCCCAACATCGAGGACATAGCCGCCGCAGTCGCCGAACAGTTCCCCGGCCGCTGGGAAGGCAACTTCGCTGAAGGGAGCCAGGGGGTCCGCTTCTGGGATCCGTCCGCGGACAATCCGCGCGGGTGCATCGTGGGAACCCATGGCATGATCTGCTTCACGGGCCCCAAGCCCTTCGTGTCCTGGGAGGACATCTTCGGGGTGCAGTTCGTCGACGAGCTGCGCGGCGACAGCTGGGGCAAGTTCATGGACTCCGTGTTCTTCACGCCGGACCCAGCCAAGTTCTGGCGATTCAGCGAAGTCACCGGGCGCTGGAGGTCGAGCACCATCGAGGAGCTCCGGCGCACCCTGCGGGTCGAAGGCATCTCGGCGAAGCGGGTCAACGGCTCCAGCGAGATGGATAAGCTCGAGGAGGCCATCATCAAGAGTAACGAAGTCGTGGCGGCGCTGCCATTCATCCACCGGGACAGCGGGGTGATCTACTACAATGGCGAGCGCCACCTCAACACGGCGACCTACCACGTCATGCCCCCGGCCCCCGAGATCGACGACGCCACGCCCTACGAGCTCGACCTGTGGGGGCCCAAGTATTTCCCGTGGGTCCGTCTGTTCTACAAGCAATGGTTCGTGCCGCCCCGCCGCCGCCCGTTCTGGGTGCCCGAGGAGGTCGAGCTCGCCGACGTCCCGATGATTCTGAACCTGGCGTGGGTGTCGCGCGTGTACCAGGGAGCCTGGCGAAAGAACCCCCCGAAGCGGCAGGCTCTCATCATCGCCGGACCCCCGGGCGTCGGCAAGACCTTCTACGTCCGGGGCATCCTGGGCGCCCTGCTGGGCGGCGTCGCCGACGGCACCCCCATGATGGTCGAGGGCAAGGACTTCACCTCGGTCGTCGCCGAGAAGCCAATCAATTTCATCGACGACGCCACGCCGGCGACGAGCCCGGAGTTCCACCGGCGGTTCACGTCGCTGATGAAGAAGATGGCGGCCAACAAGTCGATGCACTATAACAAGAAGTACGGCGCCAACGGGGAGGTCGAGTGGGCCGGGAGCACGATCCTTGCGCTCAACGTGGACCCCGAGAGCCAGCGCAGCCTGCCGTCGCTGGACCAGTCGAACCTCGACAAGACCTCGATGTATCAGGTCCAGGCCGGGATCCACCTGCCCGGCGAGGATGAACAGAGCGCCATCCTGGCAAAGGAGCTGCCCTTCTTCGCCAGGTTCCTGCTGCATTGGGTCCCGCCCGACTGGGTCTGGGCTCCAGAGTCCTACCGAGGGCGCTACGGCATCCGGGCCTACCACCACGAGGACCTTCGCGAGGCCGCGTCGTCGTCCGGCGTGCCTCACACGCTGCTCGACGTGCTCTGCGACCTGATCGAGGAGTGGCGCGAATCCCCCGACGCCGTGTCGGCCACGCTCTCCGGCGTCCGGGAAATGCCCGCCCAGGAGGGCGGCAGGGCCTGGGTGTGGGAGGGACGCTCGTCAAGGCTGTACCGCGAGCTCGCCGTCTTCGCGCCCCAGATCATCGCGCGCCTCAGCAACACGCAGTTCACCGGAGCCCTGGCGACCCTGGCGTCCCGCGGCTTCGGCATCGAGAAGCTGCCCAACGGCAAATGGAAGGTCGTCTTCGACGACGCTATGCTTAGCCCCTTCGATCCCACCGTGAACACCGAATACCAGAGCTAGGAGAACGACCATGAAACTGATCAGCACAGACGAAGTCATCGAAAAAGCAAACGTGAAGTACGCCCAGGCCAAGATGGACAAGGGCGTGGACCTGCGCTACGCGGCGCCGGAAGCCATGCCAAGAATCCAAAGCGACCAGGTGAAGGCCGTAGTTGAAGCCTTGGTCGAAGAAGTCAACACGCGCCTGGCGGCGCTGGCGGGATGGGAAGCCTGATGCCCCGCCCCCTCGATTTCGACGCCCGGCTGTCCTCCAAGGTCTGGCTGCTGCTGAAGCCCCTGAAGAACGGCGACCTGCGCCCCGTGGCGGCCTCGCTGTCGAGGGCCGAGGACGCCGCGCTGGCCGATCTACGGCTCGCCGGGGTCGACATTCCGGAGTTCCTCGTGACGGCCAGGGTCCCGGCCCGCACCCTGGTTGACTTGAACCCCGACATCCCTGTATATGTGGGCAAGGAGAACGAGAATGAGTGAGAACGCCCCCGTCCGCAAAAGCCGCATCGACGACCTGATGTCGATGTGCCCCGACGTCAAGGACGTCAACGAGCTCATGGACATCATGGTCGCCGCCAAGGAAGCCTACGTCAACGGCAAGGCGGCCGGCCCAAAGGAACTGTCCACCCTGTTTCCGAAGCTGCCCTACGAGGTCTGCCAGAAGATGGTGTCGGTCTACGGCTGGAGGTCCACGCGGATCGAGCGGCTCGAGGATCTGCAGGTCGCCGCCGCCGTCGACTTCGCCGATTATGTCCGGGACGCCCGGCGGAAAGTAGCCAAGGACCTGGTGGATCAGTTGAGCCCTGTGGTCAAACTGTTGTCCGACGAGATCGGCAACAGCCTGGGCGACGCCGACTCGAAGTACCGCACCATGGACGCGCGCCGCCTCGCGGAGGCCGTGGCGCAGATCGCCGACAAGCTGATGAAGGCCGCCGGCATCGACGGCACGGTGCCCGCGCTGTCGGAGTCCGCGCTGCCTGACGGCAAGTCCAGGGGCAAACAGCCCTGGATGACGATCAACGCGGCCGGCCCCGTGACCATCGCCCAGGGCGACGACAAGAAAGATTTGTCCCGGCAAGGTGCCGGGGACGAAAACCAACAGGAGAACGACGATGAATGACGATGATACCCAGACCGCCGCGGCCCCCAAGACCCGCAAGCCCAAGACCGAGCTGCCCTACGTTGTGGGCCAGTGGCTGCCCGACGGCAAGTTCAAGCCCTGCGACGTGCAGCCCGCACAGTCCATCACGCAGTTCGACGAGATCGTGCGCTGGGCCGTGGAGACCCTCAAGGGCCAGCCGGACCAGTACAACTTCGTGCAGCGCGATCCGCGCACGCTCCAGATCGTCGAGCAGCGCACCATCAAGGGCACGCTGGTCTGATGCCAAAAGGATGCCCGGGCCAGTAAGGCCCGGGCGCCCGCGTCAAGGAGAACTGAAGTGAACGTGCAAGATGCAGACCGCCGCATGGCCTGGGTGGCGGAACATTACGGCCTGGAGTGGGTCAACGTCGTAAATTCCGAGAACCCCTGCGGAGAGATCGGCCACTTCCTCCGCAAGGACGGCGTCCGGTCGAACGACATCTGCCTGCTGGACCTCCAATTCACCGACGCCGCGAAGGCGATGTTGAAGGCGGAGCTCTCGAAGCTGCTGGACTACGAGGCCGAAGGGAGCGGGATATGAGCGACGAACCCCAACAGCTCCTGGGACCCCTGTCCCAAAGCATCCTGCGCGACTTCTGGAAAGACCGCGCGGGGAACTGGTCGATGGAGAACATCCAGAAGTTCATCGTCGGCATGTCCAAGCCGCCCTGGTGGAGATGGATCGCCCGGTGGAAGTGGCGCAAGCTGGCTCGGAACATGGCGAAGCCGCAGCCGGCGCTGGCGGGGTGGAGGGCGATCGACTGCCGCAACGCGCCGGGGCACCTGTCCGACGTCGTGTTCGAGCCGGAGTCCTTTGTCCTCCACGACCCGATGCCGGCCCGGTACAACTCGCTGGACGAAGCGATCGCGGACATGAAGGAAGGGACGCGGAAGCGCGCGATCCGGCCGCTCGAGAAGATCGGCGACCGGGTTGTCCAGCGGCAGGAGTACCGCGACGCTCCGATCGGCGTCGGGATCGTGATGTGCAAGGACTCGTACCAGATCGCGTACAAGACCAAGCCCCCAAGCGACGAGGAGACCGAGTGAACAAGAATAAAAGAGGATTGATTGTCGTCGACTACCGGTTTCTAGACGAGCATCCGGACGTCGTGCTGAAGTTGTTCGTTGAGATCGGGTTTCTGCCAATGCGCGTGAAACATGACATGATCGCGGACACGGTCGAATACGCCGGGTACTCGGAGTCGTTCAGGGAGCTGTCAGAAGGAGAGACGATTCCGAGCTACCAGGTGCTGAACGAGGCTGGCAAGAACGGAGAGCTGGTCCGGACGTGGGTGGAGGAGATCAAGTGACAAAGCTAGGAACGATCCAAGTGACGATTTTCCCGCTCGACCCGAGCATGTCGATGCTGGACTGGGAACAGGTTCAGGAGTGGATGGGCAAGACGGACGGGTGGGACGGCTGGACGGAGGAGCGCGTCGACGAATACAACCGCAACCTGATGGAGATGCGGGAACGCGGAGAGATGAAGCTGGGCGCCCGGGCGGAGGTCTACGACGGCGTCCTTCCCGCCGACCTGTTCAAGGAGCAGGGCTGGAGCGAAGAGCATCGAGGGGCGCAGACGATGTGGATCAGCCCGTTCTTCAAGCCGGACGGGATGGACGCCGTCGTGGATCAGCTCGTCGACAAGCTGCACGAGGTCCTGTCGGCTCTGAAGGGCGGCGGATACCGGAAGCTGTGCGAAGAAACGAACGAGAACGAGGAGACCAAGTGACCAAGTCCAAGAAAATCTTTGTTGGCCAGTACGGCATGAACTCAGGAAACGTTATGCTGTGGCTGGACCCGTCCACAGGCGACTCCGCGGCTTGGCACGAAAAGCAGGCCGGGAAGGCCGGTCTTGTTTGCAGGGTCGAAGTGGGCGTCAAAAACAAGGTATGGAGCGAGGTCGTGCAGGGGATGTTGCATGAGTTCGTTGAGGCGTCGGCTGTACGGGAGAGGGTCCACCTGGCGCCAACCTGGCAGCTCGGGCGCCCAACGGATTCGTATTTTCTGGTGATGTCCCACCCGCAGTTCTCGCAAGTTATCAACGAAGCCGGGGATGCGCTGGCCTGCGCGCTTCCGGACATGGAGAAGGCCTGGAAGAAATGGAAGAAGGAAAAATAAAATGGAATACTACTATGACGCATTCATCCGCGAGCTCGTGGGTTTTTTCTAAAGCAACCGAGCACCCAAAAATATATGAGGCATAACTATGGCCGGATTGAGCCCTACACAAAGAACCCTAGCCGCCATGCGCGAGCAAGGCCGTGTTTGCGGCATTGTTGAAAAATTCAACGCCCATGTAGGTCCATTTGGTATAAGACAAGATTTCCTGGGCTTCATAGATATTATCTGTGTAGACCCGGCGCAAGGCATCGTCGCCGTCCAGTCCTGTGGCCAGGACTGGAGCGGGCACGTGGCCAAGATGCTGGGCGAGCGCAACGAGAACATGTTCGCCTGGATCAAGCACGCCCCGATCGAGCTGTGGGCCTGGCGCAAGGTCAAGCTGAAGCGCGGAGGCAAGGCCATGCGGTGGACGCCGCGCGTCGGAGACGTGCGGTTGCTGGAGAACGGAGACCTGGTGATAGAGGAGAGAAAATGACATTGAGAGAACAACTGAGCGAGGAGTACGGCCGGAAATGAGCACCAACGAAAAATCAGATCTGCTGCAACCCATCAATCCCGAGCAACCGCAGGCCCTGTCCCAGTCTCCGGTTGAGCCCGTGCCGCCGGAGCCTGTGCAGCAGAAGCTGCAAGGCATCGAGGCCGACGCCGTGCCGATGATGCTCGTGGACCCCAAGTGCGACAAGTGCTTCGGGCGCGGCTTCACGGGGCGCTACGCCGACGGCTCCGTGAGCCCGTGCGTCTGCACGTTCAAGGAACTGCGGCGCCGACACGCACTGGCGATCGCGGAAGCAACGAAGGAGATGAAGAAATGAGCGAGAGTTTCACGGAGAAACTGGAGCGCATGTGGCCGACGCACGGCCGGGTGCTGCGGGCGGACTATACGCTGCCGTTCAAGGCTCGGTGGAAGTCCCGTTGGCGTTTCTTCCGTCAACTCGGCCTCCGGCGGACGCTGCGGCACCCACTGCAGTTCAAGCACCAGATGCGGGTTTGCGCCATCGACGTCCTGAAGTACCAGGACTGCGTCCGCAGGCGGAATGAATATCTAGACCTGTTCTATCAGCCGACTCCGCCGGCCAGAATTGAAAATGCCATCCTGTTTGGGGACGTCCTTATATCCGATCTCCCGCTCATCGGCCATTTCGAGGCGGGAGCTGGGCGCCTGACAACAGGGCGAAAGCCCCGGTGAAGCCGGACGGGCGCCCTGAGTTCTGCGAGGCGTGTGCCAAATACCATGCGGACAAGACTCCGCCTTTCCGTCTGTCGAAAGGGGAGAGCTGGGAGGAAGTCGGCGGAGAATGGCAGGTAGTCATCCGCGAGGAGCGCATCGTACGAAAACTGGACAAGCTGTTGAAATCCAGGAAGGAGAACGAATGAGCGACGACATGAAGCTGATCGGAGTCTCGGCCGGCAAGATGCTGTCCGGCGGGTTCTACCTGAGCCTCGGGTTCGGGTCGCACCCGTGCGAACTGGCGTCGATGTCCCTGCGGCTGGCGAAGGACTTGTCGGCGGACGATGCGGCGGCCGCGCTGCGGGATCTGGCGGACAAGGTGGCGGGATTGAAGTCGGAGGGCGAAGAGTTGCGGGAGGCCTTGAAGGAAGAGGCGCTCCGCAAGATGCTGTCGCTGTCTCCGGAAATGATTGCGGGCCCCCGGCGAGGCCCAGAGGAGAAACCCCGGAGGCGCCGGCCCCGGTACAACAGGAGAAATCCAATGGCTAAGAAAACCGCCAAGAAGGCCGTCAAAAAGCCTGCCAAGGTTCCCGCCAAGAAGGCCAAGTAGCCTTCCGCGAGACGAGAAGACCCCGGTCGCTTCGGCGGCCGGGGTTCTTCTTTTTCCTAGCGGCCCTTGCGCAGCCTCGACGTAAGCTCGGAGTATGCGCGGTCGCGGTAGGGACGCGTTTTGAGTTGCGCGGCCGTCTCCGACTCGTTGAACCGTCTCAGCCCTTCGATCAGGTCCTGCCTGCGTTGGCCGACGGCCTGCCAATCGTCGGAGCGGAGCAGTGCCTCTCGCGCCGCATTAGCCAAACCTTTACCTTTAACTTTACCTCTACCTTTAGCGGCGAGCTCCTTCAGCTCCTCCGGCGACAGGGTTTTCAGGCTCCTGCCCGACGCCTTAGGGCGGTCTTTTCGGCTCATCTCCGCCATGGCCTCCGCCATGGTGGCTAATCTGTTTTTACGGCTCATCGTGTATCCTTTCTTTTGTTTCTTTCTTTTGTTTAGTTATATCCGTACATCGCCCAGTTCATGGCGTCCTCGGCCGCCTGCATCTGCTCCGGCGTCAGCTCGATCCCGAATGACCGCTGCTTGTTCGCCATGGAGGACCGGAGTCCCTTGAGCGCCCCACCGACGCGCCAGATTGAGGCGGCTGTCTCGCGCATCAGGGGCTCGTCCATCGTGTCGAGCGCCTTCCACATGCGGGCGTACAGGTCGCCCAGGACCATGCCCTTGGCGGTGGACAGCACCTTGTCCGGGTTGTACCCGTTGGCCTCTGCGGCGCGCAGGAACTCCGGCACCAGGCTGTCCAAGGCGGCGCGGGCGCGCGGGACCTGACGGATCCTGTGCCAGTCCTTCGCGGACGCATAGGTGGCAAGGACGGAGGCGATGTTCTTCACGATCTTCGACCGCGAGGTCCCCTTAGATGTCGGGGCGAAATGGTTCAAGGGGAACACTTCCGGGTTCTGCAGGAACTGGGAGGTGGACATCGGCATCAGCTTCTGGGCGATGTAGCCGAGGCGGCTCGTCATGAATCCCTTGAGTCCCGGTTCCCCGGAGTTGAAGATTCCGAGAATCCCCTTGCCGCTGAACTCGAGCTGCCAATCGGACCCCGGGGAGATTCCCGTCAACTGCTCGTACAGTGCGCGCACGGGCATCGGGAGCTTGCGCATCAGCTGGTCCCACGGCTCGTTGATCCAGCCGCGCGTACCGAGCGGGTTGGACAGCCCGGTTTCATGGACCTGCTTGCCAAATTGCAGGTACATCCGGCGCTTGCCGGTCGGGTCTCCCTTGTACCACGGCAAGAGCCTCATGAGCGGAGTCACGTCGATGTACTGCTTACGCCCGGGCTCGTTCATGATCGGCAGCGGAACGTCGTCGTCGTCGCCACCGCCGGCTAGCCCAGCCAGATAAGCCGCCGCCTGCAACGCAGACGGAATGATCGTCATGACCCACAGCAGCATGGAGGGCATGTAGTGAGTCCAGATAAACCGCTGCTGCCCAGGCGCCGGATAGTTTTTGAACAGCGCTTGCGTGATGGGCGCGAGGCCCGACGTGTTCCAGCTTGACAAGGTCCAGTTGGGGGCCAACAGCCCCAAGGTCAGCCCGAACATCCACTTCGGCGTGGCCCAAAGGTACCGATACCAATTTTGGCCGCCCATCCCGTCATCGAAGTATTTGGCTAGGAATCGGGCCTGGCTCCACGAAGCCCGGCCATCCGGATTCAGGCCGTGGTCGAGCGCGAGCTTCTTGACGGCCAAATCCATCTGGGCCTCCTTGACTGCGGAGAACCAGTCGAACATCCAGTCGGACATTTTCCGGCCAGTGACGCCAGGCCAGAACCGCGCCCAGCTCTGGTCCGTCTTGTCGGCGCCGAACCAGAACGTTTCCCACAGGCGCGCCACATGGTCGCCATGCTTTTCCCTGAACCCGGCTCCGATTTTATGGACGTCTTTCCTAAACACGTCAGCGTACGGCTCCAGGGCGGCCGTGCGCCCGGTGGTCAACCCCATGCGGAGCATGAAGTCTAGCCTGTCGGCAACCGCCGGATTGTAGTAGCGGCGGTGCTCGCGGAACGCCCGGACGTTCCCCCAGAACTTCGCCCAGTTTTCCCGGCTGGATTTAAGGAAAGGCCGTGTAAGGAACGTCAGAGCAAGGTTGCCCTTGAACGGTCCGCTCATGCCAATGCTGGATTCGCCGAGCGCCGTCTGAAAGAAGAACGACCACCCGAACGACATGGTTTTCGTCCACGCCAGCATCCTCTGGATGGCCGACGCCCACGGATAGACTTCCGTCGGGGACACCTGCACCAGCATTTTGACCAGTCGCCCGGCGTCCTTGTCCGTTGCGCTCCAGGCTTCCACGCTCGACATGCGCGGGCTGGTGAACTGCCCGTCCTTGTCGGCGTGGGCGTCGTACAGGCGGCGGATCTCGGCGATGATTCCGGGAGTCGTGAACAGCACCTTCTTGGTGACGGGGTCGATCACGGGAACGTCGGCCGCGTGGCGGTTGAACTTGTCCTTGAAGTGGCGGGCGAGATTGTCCCCGTACTTTATCCACGTATCCCGCGTGATGGCTCCGCGCTCCAGGGACGCGTCTGCGGCGGGCTTCGCCATGATGGTCGGAGCGCCGTCTGGGTTCGTGATCAGCAGGTACGAATTTAGGATGGACTTGTGCGATGCCGCCGTGTGGACGCGGTCGATGTATTCGCCTCGCAGGGTCAGGAAACTCATCGACTTCGGGACAAGTCCTTTCTTCTCGTACGCTTCGGCGAACGTCTCCAGCTCGCGGGAGAACTCGGCCGGGGCCGTCTCGACGAACTTGAACCTGGCCAGGACGTCGCGCAGCTGCTTGACCGTGGCGATCTGCTTCTTCTCCGCTTCGCTCGGCTTCCATGCGCCGGCTTGCGCCCCGTGCTTCGCGTGATACTCGGCCGCAACGGCGTAGAGATTCTCCTGGATGGCGTCCACGATCAGGCGGTTGGCCTCAACGACGTTCGGCGCGCGACCGCGCTTCAGCGCGCGGCGCAGCCGCTCCGGGCTCTGCTCGCCCAGGATCTTTTGCTGCAGTTCGGTCCATGCCGGAATTCCGTCCTTATGCGAGAGCTTCAGGGACGGATCTTCCCGGCCGTCCGGGCGCTTCATGAAGGACAGAGAGGTATCTGCGTGCTTCACATGGTCGAAGATGTCGGCGAGCGCCTGGTCGCCGGCTGGATCCATTCCGGCCCCGCGTCCGTAGGAGTATAGGTGCATTCCGGCGTATCCTTCTCGGAACCGCAGGTATTCCCGGCCGTCCAGGGACTCGAACGCGGCGTCGTTGAGAGCCTTGAAGTCCTTTTCGTATTGCGCCTTCGCCTCTTCCGCCAGAAGGAACGGGTCGATCTCGGCCTCCGTGCGCCCTCCCTTTTCGGGGTCCAGCAGCAGCCCGCGCAGCTCGGCGTTGAAGTGGGACAGCGCCTCCCGGATGGTCTCCCGCTCCGGCAAAGTGCCGGCCCGCTCGTCGGAGCCTCGTCGGTAGGCTGCCTGGTTCTTCCCGTACACTACCGTCCCGGGAAGATCGAGCAAGGCCTCGCGCATGGCCGGGTTCGACAGGTCGAACTTGTGGGCGTGTTCCATGATCGCCGTGACGGCGGCTTCGAACCGCTTCTCGGCCTGCCGCTGGGACAGGGTCAGGTGGGTATGGACCTTCGCGTCTTCCCTCCGGTAGCCTTCCTTGTCCGTGAACAAGCGGTACAGCGTGGCGGTTTCGTAAGGCAAGACCTTGGCCTTGGTGTTTAGCCAGTGCGCGCCGTTGTTCCATGACGCCGTGTGTTGGTTCATCATCTCGTAGAAGGCCAGGTGCTGCCCCGGGATCCCCATGCCCTGCAGCGCCGCGATCCGGGTACCCGGGTCGTGGTAGTAGATCGACGACATGGACATGCCGGAGGCCAGCTCACGTCGGGCCATTTCGCCGGGCTCGCCGGAAACAGGACGGACCCGCAGATTCTCGGCGGCGGAACGAACGAGCGCGCTTTCCACCTTGTCGTAGTCGGGATCCTTGATGCGGCCGGCGTCGACGGCCTCGACGACGGCTTCGATCGCCTCGTGGGCGTCTGTAAGCCCGCCGAGCTTGGCGCGGAGCTTCTCCGGCACGCGGTCGGACTCGATCATCCGTTCCCAGCTCGCGGAGTCGTTCGGCGACAGCTCGCGTCCACGGGAGACCAGCTCGCGGTCGGACCCCGCGGAGACCAGCTGCGGCACGCCGTCGACCATCTCGACGCGGCTGCGCTTCAGCAGCTCCGTCGGATGGTGGATCAGCATGTCCGCCATGTCCGCGGCCAGCGCCGCCGGCCAGACGTGTGGCGACGTGAACAAGGAAGAAGATGACCCCGCCAGCCGCAGGACGATTTCGGCTTCGACCGAGGCCGAGGCGCGCCGCCCCGCATACTTGCGTGCTGTTTGGTGTAGCGCTTGGGCGATGGCGGGGTCAAGAACGGCATTGAGCGCCGGCAGGTTTTCGCCGACGATCTTCGTGGTGAGCGCGGCGACAGCCGGACCAATGGCTTCGGGCTTCTCGGCGAACACAACTCCGTCTTCAAACACGGCCGCCGGGGCGCCACTGCCGTCCGGCAACGGGCGGCGGTAAAGCAGTACGTTCATGAGTCCGAGGGCGTCGTCCAGCGCGGCTTCGACGTCGGAGGGCAGCGGGGCCTCGGACAGTTCTTCGGGGAGAATGGTGCGCCGGGTCCGGTTGACCTCGGACTCGGGGTCTCCAAGATCCCAGGCCGGATCAGGATTGCCGTCGACGCCCATGCGCAGCGCAAAGGACTCCTTGGTCTTGCCTGTCTTGGGGTACGCGACCGCCATGCGCCAGGCTTCGGTCTGGACTTCTGGCGGGTTGTCGAGGGAGACAGCGGCGGACTCGCCTTCGATCCTCCGTTGTCCCATGGCCCACGCGCTGCGACCGAGGTCCTTCAGATCCTTGATGCGAAGGAGCTCGAGTTTCTTTTCCATCCCGGCTTCGTGGGAGGAGATCGGGAGGGCAAGCGTCTGGTCCCCTATTTTTAACGGGGCCGTGAGCGCTGGCGCGCCGTCTATGCGCACCCGGAAGTCCGGGATGATGTCGACGATGACGGCCTTCTCGCCTTCCCAGGTCTCCGTCGTCTTGCCGGAGAACAGTGACTCCAGGCGGAAACTTCCGACGACGCTGCCGGTCTCGTCGACCACGTCGAATCCGCGGGTGACGCGAGGGGCGTTTGGCCCGTCTGCGCGGCGGCCGACCTTGTCAATGACAGACGCAATCTTCCTGTCTTCTGCCGGGGCCTCGGTTTGTTCAACGGCCGGAATCTGGACGGCCGAACGGTTCACCTTCGACGCCGGATCGGCGAGATCGTAGTCCGGGTCGGGCTTGCCGTCGGGGGCCATGCGGGTCGAGCGCATGCCTTCGGGTGCTGCGGGGAAGGCTTCTTCTGCGGAGATAGACTGCCCGCTCATGTCCCGCCGCTTCTCCGCCATCGGATCCAGGGACCCGTGGACGATCGTGTATGCCTTCTTCAGCAGCTCGTTGAGGCGGCGGAGCTCGGCGGGGAGGGCTTCGGTCTCGGACTCGATATAGAAGTTCCCAAGTCTCAGCCTGACCCCGATCTCGTTGTAGTTCTGCGGCCGGCGGCCCTGGATGGCCGTGGCGACCGAGTCGGCCAGCAGCCCGAGCTTGTCGGCGCTTGGGGCCTTGGGGTCGACGGCTATCTTTCTGGCAGGGTATGCGACCCATTTTCTGACGGTCCCTGAGTACACGTCGCCTACGGCCGCCCAGACGATGTCGCGGGGGGACGGGTTGATGACGAAGCGCATGCCGCGGCCGGGACGGACGGACGCCCCGGACGTCGGAGCCATGTCGATGCCGGCGGTGCCGGTTTCATAGTCGCTCTTGGCTTCCGCTTCCGATATGGCGGCCCAGGCTCCGCCGGCGCGCTTCTCCCAGCGGGCCAAATCTTTGTTGTAGCGTACCTCTCCGGAGAGAGGTCCTTCGGGTCCCTCCGTCGTGAAGAACGAAGTCGGAATTCCGTTATGCCTTCCGAAGGACGGGTCGGTCTTGGCCGTGTACCCGCTCACCACCAGCTGGTTCTCGGTGTCCTTCCACCAGTCGCGCTCGCCCCGGCGGAGCTTGCGCTGCTGGGCGAGGAGGACGGAGGCGATCTTTCCGAGGAGGCCCGGGGCCTCGTGGTTGAACGCCCCGACGTCGTGGTAGAAGGCTTCGCCGACGGCGTGCGCTTCCTTCGGGTCATAGACGATGCCCTGCTCCTGCTTCCAGCGCTCCACAGACTGGGCGACGGCAACAAAATCTAAAGACCCGGAAATGTCAAACTCCTCCTGTTCGCCCCAAGCCATTTGAACGGCTGCTGCAGACACGACCTGTTTAAGCCCCTCGTCCTCATTTTCCATCAGCCATGACCCGTCCGGTTGTCGGGTGAAAACGGCGGATGCCTCATATGAAACCCAGCTATCTGGCATCGGCTTTGACACGCGCTTGGCGTGCAGCTTCTTCAGCTCCTCGGCGCGCTTCATCGAGCGGGCCAGGGGGTCGAGGGCGGCTTCGGCTTCTGCCGCGATGGACTGCCCCACAGCATTCAGCGCTAGAACTTCCACCGGGGCGTCCGCGGATTGGCCGACAGCCTGCTGCTTTCCGAGCGCCCACGCGCTGCGGCCCAGATCCTTCAAATCCTTGATGCGCAGAAGTTCCAGCTTCTTTTCCATGCCGGCTTCGTGGGCGCTGATCGGAAGGTCGAGAACGGAGTCGCCGACCCGGAGCGGAGTTGTACGCTCTGCGGCCCCTTCCTTTCGCACCCTGAAATCAGGAATGATGTCGACGATAACCGCCTTCTCGCCCTCCCAGGTCTCCGTCGTCTTTCCGGAAAACAGCGAAGTCAACCTGAAACTCCCTACAACGGACCCGGTTTCGTCCAAGACGTCGAATCCGCGCTCCACTCTCGCGGAGTCCGGCCCGTCTTTCCGGCGGCCCGTCCTGTCGATTACGCCAGATATTTTTCTGCCCGCCGGAGGAATGGCCAATCCGGCCGCATAGCCCCCGCGACCCGACGGAAACGCGTAGATCATCTCCGCGTTCGGGAACTCCTGCAACAGGTAGGCGAAGGCCCCGTAGGAATTGTCTGGATGGAAAATAAGGTCCAGGTCGTGGGCCGTTGTGCCCTTGTTTCGGAACACCGGAATCTGCGGGGCGTAGGCTACGCTTCCGGACAGCTCGAACGCGATTTCGGAATCCAGCAGCGAGGCCAAGATAGATTTCGCCTCCGGAGACCTGTCCAGCTGTTCTTGCAGGTTTACCTGTTCCATTCCTGCGGGAGGGACAAGAACGTCTTTCCCGAACGCGGTCTCCAGATCGCCGGACAGAACCGAGTCGAGCATGGATTCGATGTCCGCCTGCTTCGCCTGGAACCAGTGCGCCAAGTCCCTTACGATCCGTTTCATCTCCGACCATACGCGGGCGAACGTGGACGCCGGGACGGTTCCTCCAGCCTCTTCATACCTGTCGAACAGCTCGGAGCGGAGGATGTTTTCCAGATCCGCGCGCGATCTGACGTCCCTCTCGACCCCGACGATTCTGGGGAACGCCAGGTACGACAGCGCCGTCGCGGCCTGCGAGATATGGGCGACCTCGTTCTTCGGGTCCGCTATTACGCGGCTCGCAACTTGAAGCGCGCCGTACACGTCCGAATCCCGCGCGTCCTTGAACGAGAAGCCGAGCTTGTTGAACGCCGACTCGAGCCCGCGAACTACCGGATTCAACTCCGGTGTCGCGATCGACTGCCCGAAGTCCAGCTCGCCCTGCCTCGCTTTGCGGGCATAAGACAGATCTACGCTTTCGGGCCATTTGCGCCCCTCCGGCTTCTCCGACTGCGCGACGGAGTATCCGGGTCCGGCGTACGCGGTCCACTTCGCCCCGCCTCTCGTTCCGGAGACCTCCACCAGCAGCGAGTTGTCCGCGTTGACCGCATTGTAGGCCAGCGGGTCCTTCTCCGATCCGACCACGTTCCAGTTCTTGGACGCCTCGAAGGACCCGTTCCACTCCAGCTTGAACCGGGCGGCGGCGTCCGCGGCCGCCGCTTCCCAGCTCTCGAACTCCGTCGGGCTTTCCTCCGGCGGCAGGCTTTCGGCTGCGCGCCTGGCATACGCGTCCGCGCGGGCCGACAAGGCGTCCTCCGCGTCCCACTGCATGATCTCGTCGAACGCCTGCTCCAGCAGGGAGTGCTTGATGCCGGGGAACCGCTTCGCGAAGGACGCCAGGACGCGGGCGATCTGGCGGCGCACGGCGTCCCAGAGGCTGGCGGACTTCTCCGGCGCGGTCAGGATGCCGACGGCCGGAATGGACGCCAGGAACGAGCGGAAGGCGGGATTGGACAGCGCCTCTGCCGCGAACTCCTGCGTGTTCGTCAGCCCGTAGTAGTCGTTGTCCCATTCTTTCTTGTCGATCCCGCGCCGCGCCGCCTCGTTGCGCGCCTGGTCCAGCAGGAGCCGGAAGCGCAGGTCGTTCTTCCCGACGAGATGGTACATGCCGGCGTGGGCGAGCTCGTGGAACAGGGTCTTGTCGAACCAGTTCAGGCCGCCGGCCGGGTTTTCCAGGTGGCGCACCAGCTTCGGGGACAGGGTGACCAGGTTGTTGTCCGGGTCGTACCCGCCCCAGATCGACTTCTTGGTTCCGAGGTTCTCGTCCGCGGCGTACGGCACGACGGAGGACACGACGAGGCCGAGCCCGGAAGCCGTCATTTCACGCAGGGCCTTGAGCGCCTCGGCGGAGCCCTCCATCTTGGCTTCGTGGGCCCGCGCGATCGCGGCTTCCATGATGGCCTCCGCCCGGACGATCTCTCCCTGGACGAGTCCGTACGCCTTGCGCAGGTCGGCGGCTTCGCGCTCGTTCAGGTCGTAGGGCGCGCCGGCGTCGCTGTCGGGGGCGATCGACTGCCCCAGCTGCAACTCCAGCTGCCGCGGCTTCGCCTCGCCGAGGAGGGATGGCGTCTCCAGAGTAACGGCGCCCTTGCGCCAAAGGCTGTAGCCAAACTTCTTGTTCTCGGTCTCCTGAAACCCCTCCTTCAGGAGACGCTCGCGCAGGACGCCTTCCGCGCCGATGTTGTGCATGCGCTTGGCGTTCTCTCCGTTGTCCGTGACGACGGCTGCACCGGCGTTCACCATCCCGACAACGGAGTCGATGAAGCCGTTGATCTGCGCGACGCTGGCTCCTCGCCCGCGGCCCGGCATGGAGACGTAGACGACGTCGCCTTCTTTGACCTGGGACGCGTCGGACACCAGGATGCCCGCGGCCTGCGCAGCGAGGCCAAGGCGCTTGGCGTAGGACTCATCCGTGATCGCGGCATCGGTCAGTGCCGCCACCTTGTTTGAGGCAGCCGCCTTGGCCAGCTCCTTCGTGCGGTACTTGCTTGGAGACTGGGCCTTGACGGCAACGTCCTTGACCGACTTAGGCGCGGCAGGCGCCGGCGCCGGAGCGGGGCGGATGGGCGCCGGAGCCGGAAGGCCGACCTCGCCGGCGTTTTCGCCGAGCAGCTCGGGGATAGCCGGCGCACCGTAATACGGCGCGGCTTCCCAGCCCGAGACGAACGGCGCGAAGCGCAGGTAGCTGCCCGCGCCGTCATAAGGAACGCGCTTGCCTGCCGGCACCTCGATCGTGGCCCCGGCGGCCCCTGTCAGATAGGACTCGCGGGCGAAGTCGAGCATGCCCCGCAGCGTTATTCCGCTCTTGAGCGGGCGCACGGCGTCGATGTTGATCGAACCGTCCCGGAAGCCGGCGGCGATCTGGCGCTCGAGAGCGAAGACCTCTTTCATAAACGCCGGGGGAACGAGATCGTACAGGCGGCTCTCCGAGCGGTGCAGCCCGTTGAATCGCGCGATCAGGTCGAAGATGTCGATCTGCAGCGCGGGGGGCAGTTTGGCCCAGTCGCGGCGGGCCTCGGCGACGCTGAAGCTGTCCGTCACTCCGACACGGATTCTTGGCGCACGGGCTTGCTTGGCGGCCCGTTCCTGCGCCTCGCCCACGGCTTCCGGCATCGTAACCGACAGCTCCAGAGCGGACAGCACGACGTTGTCCGCGTACTCCGGCGTAGCCCGCAACTCGGCGCGCTGCCGCACGACGCTGTCGAAGACATGATACTGCGGCGCGGCCCCGGGGTCCACGGTTCCGCGCAACCCCTCTTCCGCGAGTTCCTCTACCGGCATGTCGGCGAATTCGGCGTGCATGGCCAGTTCCCTGGCCCTGAGCGTGGCCGTCGCCAGCCGCTGGTGCAGGTCGAGCTGCAGATCCCAGAGCTTTGACAGCCCCGCCGCCGTCCACTCGTAGTCAAACGATTCTCCGTCCACGCTGGGCTGCTTCCGGACCAGGGCCTTCGTGCGCGGGTTTGCCAGCAGCTGCTCGGCCCGCGCGGCCTCCAGCGCCCCCGTTGGATGGGCCAGAACGTCCTGCTTCACCTTCCCGATCAGCTCCTCCAGGACGGGGCGGAACGGGGAGATGATGGAATCCAGCACGACGCGGAGCGGCCGGTTGGCCGGGAGATTGGTAGGTGCGGGAAGGGTCTTGAGCCGGCCGTCCAGGACGGAGTCGATCTTCTCGAGCAGGGAAACCATGTCGCCGAAACTCGTCGGCTTGAACTTGTGGATCGCGCGAACAACCGTCGAGAGCGTCGTCATGTCGTCGCTCAGCGCCAGCAGGGCGGCGATCTTGGGCTGCATTTCTTTCGCCTTCTTGCCGTACGTGGCCCGGAACGCCTTGCCGAGAGTCATCCCGCCAACCAGGACGTTGTCCGCAAGGCGCCGTCCCCGCTCGGAGTCCGTGAGCCACTCCGTCACTTCCTGCACGGTGTGCTTGTGGACGTGATCGTAGAGCTCCTGTCCTTCCAGCCCTTCGACGAACGGGACTTCACTGCCGACGGCGGCTGCCACGAATACCGGGACAAACTGCTGGTAGAGCATCATCCCCTTCATCATGTGTGGGACCTTGCCCGCGTCCACGATGCGGTTGACCATGTCGTGGAGGACGGCGAACCGGACGGCGACGTACGGGTCTGCGGCAGAGGTGTCGCGCAGCCCTGGGACATCCTTGTCCAGCACCATGTCTGCGAACATCAGTTCCGCCGCCGTCAGCATGGACGCCGCGGTGCCGATGGCCGTGGATCCGGCCAGGTTGGCGTCCCGAGAGAGGGCCATGACGCGGGGGTCCGTGATCCGCTCGAGATTCTCGGGCACGAGCGAGGCGAGCCAGGAATCCCGGAGATCCTTCGGATAGGCGTCGCTGAACCTATCCGGCCTGGCGCTGGCCCCGACTTCGAATTCGTTGTCGCGCAGGAACTCGAAGCTCTTGTGCAGGGCGAGCAGGGACATCGGTGGCAGGGGGAACACATGGGACTGGTCGCCATCTTCGTCCGCGCCTTCCTTCGTCAGGGTGTCCTGGTGGTAGAAGATCGCCGCCGCGTCCTTCGTGAGCTCCGTCAGCCGGATCACGCGCATGGACTGCAGATGGCCGAGCGCCGGAGAACGGTGGACCAGCAGCGGGATGCCGGGGATGCGGAACCCAATTACGGTTTGCCCGTCCTCGGAGGAGTGGACGACGAAGTCGTCGAGGTTCACGCCTTCTCCGGTGTATCCAGACAGGCGACCCTGCTCGTATTCGACGTCGAACTGGCCCTTGCCGCCTTCCAATTTGATCCTGGCGAGATCGTACAACAGGTGGTGTTTCGCCTGCAGGTGGGCGACAACCTTCTTGGCATCCTCCAGCGAGCGCCCGAACACCGTGCTGCCATCCAGCGGGATGAACTCCGACCGCGATCGCACCGGCGCCAGCAGGGCCCGGAGGATCGCGCGGGTCTTGTTGAAATCGGAGGTCCCGGGAGCCATTCCGACGAGCTCGGTCATGAGCTCGTGGGCAGCGGCTCCGAGCTCCTTTTCGTTCGCCGGGATGTTCCGGCGCCCGAACAGCTTCTCGTAATGCTTCGCCGCGCGCTTCAGGTCGGCCTCGCCTATGTCCTCCAGCCCGAGCCCCATGCCGGGCATCGTCAATCCGCCGTTCGCCAGCCGATGGTGGTCGGACAACGAGGAGGGCTTGGCCATGCCACGCACGATCTGGCCCCCGGACGGATGCAGCCGGGCGGAGTCGTCGTATTCCAGCGGACCATCCGTGGCGGGCGCCAGGGTTCCGTCCTCGCGGGCGGCTCCGGTGCTCTGGATCGGCGACACCAGCTTGGCGTGGCCTTTCTTCTTGGCGGCGTTGACCGCCCCGCGCAGCTTGGCAAACAGGGTCTGCATGGCGGCCAGCGAGCCGCCAAGCCACCCGCCCTCCTTGGCCAGGGCGTTCAGCATCGGCCGCCGGTTGTCCCCCTCGAACAGGACCGCGTCGGGGCGTTCCAGCGCTTTGCGGATGCGGGACTCCGCCCCGGAATACAGTTCGTCCATGAACACGCGGTAGAAGTCGGCGCGGGCATCCAGGGTGCCCCCGGGGACGTTCAGGATTCCGGCCCCGCCGGCGACCGGCTGCATGCCGACCCAGCGCTCCTGGAGCGTGGTGTCCGTGGGCATGGTGGAAGTGATGCCCAGCGGGGCGGCGCGGAAGACGCCAAACTTGTAGGTCTTGCTGCCGCGGACGACTTCCACGACACGATCGAACCTGCCGGGGCCCATCTTCTGGGCGTTGCCGGTGGCGAGAAACACGGCTTCCGGCAGCTGCCTGCGGAAAGACTCGTCGGACAGCACGTCCTCGAGCTCGGCCGGCGTCAGGGCGCCCGGCTCGGACTGGTCGAGGCGCTCGAACCGGTTGGGGTCAATGGCGACGGCGCCCTTCGTCTGGCTCAGGACGCCGCGGTCCGTGGGCCCCCAGTTGCCCAGCTTGTAGGATGCCTGCTTCTCGGCGCCGCCGTAGGTCTTCTTCGCGGCGTCGCGGAGCCAGGGCATGACCCAGAGCAACCCGTCGCCGGGGCCCTTGTACGGGTTGCCGTCCGCCTTGAGCGCGACGACGTATTCGACCGCGCCGTCCTCGGCGGTCTGCAGGTAGCCCGGAGGCCCGAAGATGCCGTCGACGATCGGGGTCCCGATCTGCGAGAACCTCTTCAGTACGTCCTGGATGATCTTGCCGATCTCCGCCGGGCTCTTGCTCTCCAGCTTCCCGTCCTTCGCCTTGCGATACAGGCTGAACTGCCCGCCGGGATCCAGGATGCCGGGGGCAATCTCATGGATCAAGTCGATCGTGAACTGCTCGTGGGCACCGATATTGTCTTTGTCCCCGAAGTAGATGTCGTTGTAGAACGCGTCGAAATCCTTCTCCCCGTAGTCCTCGAACCGCTTGCCCCCGAGAATCCGGGTCTCGCCGCTGATCGTCCACACGACGCCATTGAGCTCCAGCTTGTCGCCGGACAGCGTCATCGGCAGGAACACTTCGCCGGGCTCGCCCTTGCGCAACCGCGCGAACGCTCCCCGCGCGACTCCACGGAGCGCATCGTACATCTGGGCCGAAGACATCTCGGAGCCTTCGATGGAATCCATCCCCGCCGCCTCGGATACCAGCACGGCCGGGCGCAGGTCGCCGCGGCGGTCCGCCAGGCGCTCGGCGGCCTCGGCTTGCGGGCTCCTCGCCCGGTACCCCGAGAACGCCTTGCCCCCCGTGGCGCGCCCAACGGGCGTCACGACGTTGCGGACGGCGAACTGGCCGAGCAGCTTGGACAGGTACTTGTCATTGGTCTGGAAGAAGTCCTTGCGGTCGCGCATGTAGGCGAACGCCTCCAGCTCGTTGCCGCCGTAGGCCAGTCCGAACGCCTTGTAGAAGACTCCGGGGTTTTCGGCCGTGCCCTCCACCAGCGCGTTGAGCCCCCTCGCCGCCAGGGTCTGCCGTTGGGCCTCCGCGCCAGAGGACGACGTGCGCTCGCGCTCCAGGGCCGCCAGCGGCTCGATCAGCTGTTCCCAGAGGTTCTGCAGGGACTTCCGGACCGCTTTGCCTTCGTTCAGGACCAGGTCCTTCTTCAGTTGCGCGACGAGCGCCGGACTATTGGAGCCAGTCAGCAGACGGGAGACAACCTCGAGCACGTCCTCCAGCAACTGCTTCTTCCACGGACTATGCCATTTACTGCTGGCGTCGGCGCCTTCGTTCAACAGGTACCCGAACCGGCTTACCGTGTTTCCGCCTTGGTCCTTGTAGAAAGCCCCGGCTCGGCCGAAAGTCCCGCGCTTGGAGTCGATCATGGAGGCCACGCGCTCAACGGCGGCGCGGAGCTCCGCATTGGCGTCGCTGAAATACTCTTCGGGCCTCAGCCGCCGGCGCAGCTGGCTGGCCTGCTCCGCCGCCATGCGGGGAGCCGCGTCGTTCAGGGTCGCCATCGTTGACCCGTTGCCGGTTTCGTGAACCAGCTCGGCCAGCTCCTCGGCGGAGACCTGGCCCCGGTACATCCCCAGCTTGATCAGCGCCGCGACGTTCTGCTCGACCTCCGCGACAGTCGCTCCCCGGACCGCGTCGTGCTGGACGCCCGCCTCGTCCGGAGGCAGCAACGCCTCGAAGTATGTGCCGTAGCCGTCATTGGGCCTGACCTCGCGGACTTCGCGGGGGAAGGTGTTCTGGGCGGCCTTGTAGATCTGCAGCGCGTGCTCCCACGGCAGGCTGGCGACCACGCTGTTGAACATGATCTCGGCAGCGTCCAGCGGCCGGGAGAGACGCAGCTCGGCGAAGTTGTCCGAGTACCGGCGCATGTTGGCCTTGCGCTCGGCGGCCCATTCGCCGAACGCCTCCTTGGACATGAGCCAGGCGGGCAGGTTGCGGGTCCCAAGCGGCCTGCCGCCAGGCGCCGACTTGCGGATCGCCCGGCCGATCTCGGCGACGGGGGCGTAGCCCATGGCGGCGTCGAGGACGACGCGCACGACGTCCGTCACCTCCTTCAGCTTGGAGTCCATCATGTCCGCGTTGCCCGACCCCGCTAGCTTGTCCGACGACATCGGCACTTCGGCGTCACTGGACAGCCCGAGGGCTTCCGCGAGGGAGCCCGTCAGCTCGGCCTCCATCTCGGCTTCCGTGGGAGCGGTTTCGGCGAGCGCCTTGGCGCCGGGATTCCAGCGCAGCGCGAGCAGCACGTCGAACGCTTCGGGTTTGGACAGCCGCAGCGAGGAGGCCATGTAGCCCAGCAGCATGTCGTTCGCCGCCTGCAGGGACAGCAAGCCGCTGTCCATCAGGTCCTTGCCGATCGCCTTCAGCGCGCCGATGCGCCGCACCATGCCGGGACGGAAGCGCACGAGGCGGTCCGCCAGGGCGTCGGGGTTCTTGACGAGATCAGGGTCGAGCGCGCGGGCGTCGTCGTCCGCATCACCGGAGAGTTTGATGGATTCCGGAGCGTCCCCGGGGGCCGGGTCGGGCCGTGGCACGGCGGCGGACTCTCCGAACAAGGCGTCGTTTACTTCCTGCGCGGTCAGGTCGTCGAGCAACGAGTCAGCGGGAACGGAAGGGCCGGCCGGCCCGTCTTCGGCCGGGGGCGCACCCTCTTCCGCGCCGCCGTCGGCCGGAGGGGGCAGGGGCGGGGGTTTGTCGCCGGTCTTTCCGGCTTCCCCGTCCGCCGGACCCTCGTCGGCCGACTCAATCGCCCCGTCGTAGCGCAGTGCGTCCCAGTATTCCTTCGACGCCACCGTCTCAAGCTCTGCGCGGATGGCGGGGAGGTCATGCGATAGGCTGGAATTGTCGTACAGCGCCTCCACGGCGTCCCCGAGAACCAGCTGCCGCAGGCGGGGGAAATCCTTGTACCCGTGGACATAGTGCCTCACGGTTTTGCTCATAGCCTCGACGACGTTGAGCACGTCGGACGAGTCCACGCTCGGCAGCTTGCGCAGGGTGGCCAGGTCCTCGACCGCCTTGGCGCGCTCAGAGGACGTCTTGGAGTTCTTGGCCGCCTGCACAAGGACGTGCTCGGCTTCCTTCTGGGCCCTGGAAATCGCGGCGGCCAGGACGGGCAGCGCCGCGCGCAGCCGGTCCGCCGTCTGGTTCTGCCCGAGCGCATCCGCCGCCAGCTGCAGCATCGGCACCTCGGTGAAGTCCTCCGAGAAATGCGCCCCGGCCATGTCCGCCATCTGCATGGGATTGTAGGCCACGCCGCGGGTGCGCTTGCCCAGGGCCCCATAAAACAGCGAACGGGCGCCGACGTCGTAGTAGAAAAACTCTTTCCCGGAGGCGCCCTTCATCGCTTTCACCAGCCCAAGGCCGGTCAGGTCCCGGCTCGTCATGCGGGCGAGCGTCTGCTCGACCGACTCGCCGTCTCGCCGGTTGCTCCGCACCCAGGAGCCGAGGTAACCCGCCTTGTGGAGAAACGGCACCATGGATTCCAGCGAGCCCTGGACCCGGGAGAACTTGGAGATTGACACGCCGGTCTTCGTCTCGTTTTGGTACTTGGCCTTGAGCTCCTCGGCGGAAATGAACGTGGCCTCCGACTCCAGCGGCGTGCCGGTCTCCGACAGCGGGGCCACTCGGTACATCGACTTCCTGGTCTTCTCGTCCCGGAAGGGCGAGAGCACGACGAACTTCTGCCCGTCGCCGGAGCGCACGATCCTGTCTCCCCGGAAAGCGATTTCGCCCTCCTGTACCATCTTGTGGACCCGGCGCGCGACGGACGTCGCCTCGTCGAGGCGAGTGGCGTCGGGGTAGCCGGTTAGGAACGAAGCTGCGCGGACCTTCTCCTCGGGAGACATGGAATCCGGGGACACCGTGGCGCGCAGCAGCAACTCGTTCAGGGACCCGGGGAGCGGATCGGCGTCCAGCTCCAGATTCACATAGGCATTGAAACGCTGGTGCTTGCGGTACAGTTCAAACAGCAGGGCATATTCTCCCTTGGCCTCGGCTTCGGCCAGAGCGGCCTCGTCCGCCGGCTCATCAAGGTCCAGGGCGCTTTCGAAGCGGATGTTTTGTTGCAGCGTGACGTCCCGGGCCTCCTCGGGGGTCAGCGTCATCAGGCGGGCGACGGCTTCGGCGGCGCGCCTGTGGGCCCCCGCGACGCTCAGCGGCCCGACGCCCGGCGCGATCTTGCCGATCTTCTCCAGGGCCTCCGCCTCTTGCTTCCTGGCCTCCTCGCGATCTTTCTCGCTCGACTTCTTGTCCTCCAGAACCTGACGCGCCGTGCCGAGCTCGAACGCATGGGCCAAGAGCTCGTGCTGGTCCGTGTCGTAGCTGCGTGGATCCAGCATGAAAATCTTGCCGAAGTCGTCGATGGTCAGCAAGTCGGCGTCGCGCAGCGCCTGCAGCTGCGCCTTGGACAGATACTTGAGCGCCTCCTGCTCCGTCGTGACGCCTGCCTCGGCGGAAGGCACGCCATCGGTCGTCCTGAGCGTGCTGTCGTACAGCCAAATGAAACCGCCCTGGCGGGCCATCTGGCGCATAGCGTGCTCGGCGCCAATGTCCAGGGCCTTGTCCAGGTCTTCCTCGGTCGGCTTGCGCCCGAGGTTATCCAGGTACGCGGTACGCGCCAGGCCGCCGTAGGTACCGATCATCATGGACATCGTGTTCTTGTACTTGACGTCCGGGTTGACAACCACGGCGCCGTCGACGACCTTCATGCTCAGAAGCCCGTCAAACATAGAGTTGAAATACTTCATCCAGCCAGTGGAGTCGCGCTGATAGGCTTCATGCTCGCGAATGATGTCCTTGACGATGGGTTTGCTGGCCTCGGCGTCGCCGGAAGTAAAGCTGCCGTCTTCCCACGGCTTGCGGTTCTTGTGCAGGGTCGCCAGGCCCTCGAGCGCCTCACGACGACGGAAATACCCGTCCATGTTCGGCGAGACCGCCGCGAACCGCAACCCGCCGACCGCCAACGCGGGGATGGAGAAGGCGATCAGTTCGACGCCGAGCTGCTCGGGGTCGGGCAAGGAGTTCTTGAAGGCGCGCTTGATGGCGTTCTCGTCGGCATCGCCTTCGAGCCCGAACAGGCCACGCATCCAGTCGCCCGCGCGCTCCTCCATCATTTCGCCGAAGACCCCATCGTAACCCACGGCGTGCAGGTCGTCCATCATCATCCGAAACGAGCCGCCCTTCTTGGCGCGCCCATACAACCACCTGGACAACGCCGCCATGCCCGCTATGCGGTCCACGGCCTGGAAGCCTTCCGCCGTTCCGGCCTTGCCGAGCTTCTCCACGAACGCATTGGCGTTGCGCCGGATGGCCTGCCCGAGGCCGCCGACGATGGGGAGCTTGGACATGCCTGCCATTATGGTTTCACCCATGGCCTCCGACCAGTTCTCGATCGTGGTGTCGGCGACTGAGCGCCAGATGGCCGCGGAATTCTCCATGTCCTCGCCCATGAGCGCAGCGAAGGTCTTGTCGACGTTGCCACGGTAGGTTCCGGCGTCCTGCCCAGACATCTTCGTGGCTGCCAACTGGGGGACGATCTGGCCGATTGTCGGGGCGATCGTGGCGACGCCGATCTCGGGGAGCTGCCCGAGCAGTTTCGCAGCGACGCGCCGGCCCCCGTGCTTCGCCAGATATTCGGCGACCTCTTCGCCGGCCTCGGCGGCAACCTTCTTGGCCACGAGGTTCTTGGCCCACTCTTCGCCGCTCTCCTTCAAAATCTTTCTGGACAATCCGACGGACAGCTTGCCTACGGCGGCGCCGCCGGCCTTGGCCGAAGCCTTGGCGGCCAACCAGGGCTTCAACGGCACCAGAAATCCCTTGATCGACCCCGCGATTTCGGCCATGAAAGTCGTCATGTCGATCACGACGTTGCCGGCCTTGCCGAGCATCGTGGCGTTGGATTCGCGCTCCTGCTTGGCAATGAACATGTTGAGGTCCAGAACATCCTGGTCGGAAGTCGGCTTGCCCTCCTTGAGCCGCTGCGCGGTCAAGGCCGCCTTGCCGGCGTCGACCGCGGCGAGCGCGGTGCCGAGGAATGGCACGTTCGTCATGTTCGGGGTAATGCCCTCCCAGAATCCGGCCTTCCCCTTCTTGTTCTTGGTAACCAGCGCCTGGTAGGAATCCCAACCCTTGAGGGTCGTCGGATCCTTCGGCACCGGCCCGAACCAGTTGCCGAGCACGGACTCCGGGGGCTCGGAGGCGATCTTCGGGTCGCGGGGGAGGTCCGGCTTCAACGGCTTGTTGACGTCAAGCTCCTTCAAAAGCAAAGTCCCGCCCTGCCTCAGAGCCGCGGATTCCAGGCCGACCTTGACCGTGCCGGTGCGGCCGTCGGGGGACGCGAAGCGCAGGGGGCGCGGGGTCGTGGCGAGCTTGTACCCCTGGGTCTTGATGAGTTCGGACGCCTTCTCGTGGCGGATCGTGGACAGCATGCCGTCGGGGGACATGACGTCGACTTCGGGCATGGCCTCCACGGGGATGCCGCCGGCGGAATAAACGCTCGAGAAGTTCTCGGCGCTCACCGTGCCGTACCGCCCGTCGGGCGCCAAAAACCTGAACTCGTTCATTCTCCGATTCCCTTCCTAAGGTGGAGCTGAGACTAGCACTTCGGGAGGCTTGGGGTCAAGGAGTCTCGTCGGCTTCGAAACCTGGGAGTCCGCTGGCTCCGCCGGCAGGCGCAGCGACAGGCATGGACATGCCTCCGCCGCGCGCAGGCAGCGCCATCATCTCCTCGAACGACGAGAAGCTCTGAGGCTGGACTCCGGACTCCCCGTCGCGGATGCGGCGGTTGATCTTGTTCGCCACCAAAGGCGGGAGCAGCCGACTGAGCTGCAGGTAGCGCTCCTCGATTTGGAAGGGAACCCGCCCGTCGCTGTAGTAGTTGCCCGCCACGCGCTTGAAATTCTCGAAGGAGCTGACGAACTCAGTCGTCATGGCCTCGAGCTGCTTGCCGCGCATCTTGTCGCCCATCATCCGCAGCGTCTGGAACTTCTCCTCTAAGTCGTCCGCGGCTTCGTGGAACTGGCCGAAGCTAAGTCGCGGGCCTGACTGCCCGCGCTCGTAGCCTTCGCTCGCCCGTCCAATAGCCATATCCGCGGCTCTGCCGCCAGCCCAACCGGCGGCAGCGATGTTCGCCGCAACTTCTCCGCCGCGAAGCGTCCTAGCGGCGGAGAGAGCCGCCTCTTTACCAGCCAAATTCGACAACGCAGCGGACACTCTCCCTGGAACTTGCATCCCAGCGGACCCTGCCGCAACTGTCTGTTTAGCCAACCACCGTTTAGCCGGTGCGATAGCATTAGAGGCCCGCCGAACAGCATCGGCTCCGGTAGATCCCTTGGCGGCCCACAACTGCATCCCGCGAGTACCGAGACCCGTCTTCCTTACAATAGCTTTTGGGACATAGATAGCCCCTCTGCCAAGCCCACCAAGAACCCCTCCGCCTTTAGCCACCTTGGCCCCGAGCATCGTCGCTTTCACCCCCTTAGAGGCGCCGAGTAACCCCCGGCCCCACAAAGTTGCGCCGCCAGAAAACAAAGCAGCGGAGGTTAGCGCCAGGTCAACGGCATCGCCAACCGACAGCTTGTCCCAGCGTCCAGTGAATACGTTGGCCACCGTACGCCCGGCGCCGGCCAAACCGGACACCTCAAGCGCAAAGTCCATGATGTCCCCGCCGGTCACGCGCTTGAACTCGTCGGTCTTCTTGATGTCGGTCAGCACGCCTTCGCGGAAGGAGTCGAACGAGTCGACGCCCCCGGACAACGCCCACACGGCGTCGGGGCGCCCGCCGGCCATGATCTCCATCCGCGCTTCCTGGAACTGTTCCTCGGCGCGCTCCCGGGCTTCTTTCAGCTCAGGCCCGAAATAGTTGAACCCGCGGTCCGCGGCCGCCTGCATGTTGGCGACCTGCGTCTGGAAATTGTGCTGGTGGAGCATCTGCAGCTTGGACAGCGTGGCCTTGTCCTTGATGGGCTCGAGCACGCCCGCTCGATACAGCGTATCGAAGTGCGCGGCGCCGACTGGATCGGACAGCTGCTCCTTGATCTTGGCGTAGTGCGGCTGGAGAGCGCCCTCCTTGGCCTCCATGTCCTCCAGGGCGGCCAGCATCCCGAGTCGCGTCTTGCCGGCCGCATCCAGGGTCGCCAACTTGGACCCTTTGATCCCGTGCGCCGCGATATAATCGCCAATCCGCGCAGACATGGCGTCGTCGTCGGCGTACTTGCTCAGCATTTGGTTTTTGACGTACCCGAGCACCTGCTTGTCGTCCGCCTTCACCCTGCCCGCCGCAAGATCCATGTCTTCAATCGCTTTCTGCGCGGCCTCGACAGTAAACGAGTCGCCGAGCAGATCGTCGTCGAGCACGGGAATATCGAGCTTCATCTGCTTGGCCGCCGTGACCATACCGGCGATGGTCTGCCCGATCGGGGTTCCTGAACTCTCCAGGTGGGCCATGCCGCGTTTGTGCTTGTTCTTCACGCTCACCAACCGGTCGGCCAAATCAAGCCCGTTGAGTTCGGCCGCGTCTACGGATATGCTGGCCAGCTCGCCGCGCAGCGCCTCGGCGTCCATGACGCCCTCCATCCGCTCGACCTGCATGGTCTGAATCTTCATCTGCAGGTCGTTCTGCTGCAGCTTGAGTGTGTTCTCGAATGCCAGCTGGCGGTCGCGGGATTCAATCTCGGCGCGCTTGAGCTGCGAATCCAGCGTCGCATTGAGCCGCGCAAACGCGGACTCCTCGCGCTTCGCCGCGATCAGATCGGACCGCTCGCGCGTCTGGATGTCGAACTGCCTGGACTGTTCGCGGTTCTTGGCGGACAGGGCGTCCTGGTACATCATATACTGCATGAGCCCGGCGTTCGCGTTCTGCGCGCCGGCGTTCGCCTGCAGTTGCATCGCCTGCGATCCGGCGAAAAGATTGGCCATGCCGCCAACCGCGTTCGCGGCGCCGGTCGTCATCAAGCTGTTGAATGGGTCGCTCATGGTAGTCTCCTACGTCTTCGGATTGCTGCGGGACCAAAGCTCTTCGAGCTGTTTCTGCAGGGTTTCATACGTCTTCACGCCGCCGCCGAAGTCCGTCTCCTGCCCAGCCGCCTGGACCTGCAACTGCAAGAACCCGAGGGTAGACTGGGTGATCAGCTCGACCAGGCGCATGTTCTGCTCGGCGTTGAACGCCTCCTGCTTGAGCATCAGCTCCTTGTGGGCGAGCTGGGTCCGGTACATCTGGTCCTGGAGGTTGGCCCCGAACTGCCGGGACGCCTCGCCGACCTTGGCCTTGTCCATCTCGAAGGCCGAACCGAACTGGGACTGCTGCTCCCGCAGCTGGGTCATAAACTGCATCCGCTGTTCGCGAATCCCGGCCAGGCTCTGCTGCAGCTGAGTCAGCTGGCTCTCGCGCTGCATGCCGGCTTCCTGGATCTGCATCGAGGTCAGCCCGAAGTCGCGAGCCTGCAGGTTGCGGGACATCTGGGAGTCGACGCCGGCCCCGCCCATGCGGGCACTAAGGGCCGCCTGCGACCTCAACTGATCCGCCGTATCCCCGGACACCTTGCCGGCCATCCAGTCTTTGTTCTTCTCCCGGAGGCCGCCGATCATGTCCTCCATGGCGCCGAGCGCGGTGTCGGCCTTCGACAGATCCTGCAGGTCCGGGGACGCGGGGTCGTACTCGATGCCGGACAGGTCGAGCGGCTCGTATTCCGGGATGTCGGGGATCGACATGTCGAGGTCGGTCGTTACCCTTGCGTTGCCGGTGTCGCCGGAGCTGCCGCCGGACGATCCGCCGGACGATCCGCCGGACGATCCGCCGGACGATCTGCCGGAGCTTGTGCCGCCGGTCCGGAGGGAGGAGTCAAAATGAGGGACTGTGCTTTGTACGCCGGTTTCGCGGTTGGTGACCTTCAGCCCTTCCGCCCGGTTGATATTCGCGTCACGCCACAAATCTAATGCTGACGGGGTCGAGGCCGGCTTGTCTCTGGAAGAGTCGAACTTGATGTGCCGGTCGATCCGCGGGACTCCGATGTTTCCGATGAAAGTTGCCATGGTCGTATCTCCCTAGAATCTTGCCGGACGGACTGCCGCCACGCTGCCCCCGCCGCGGGACGCTTTTCCGGCGGCGCCAATCTGCTGGAGCCGGTACCCGTTCTGGATCGCCCAGGCTTCTTTCTGGCGCTCCCAGTCTTCGTCGTAGCGCTCGTCCTCGCGCTCCTCCTGCCGGCGCTGCCAGTAGGCGCGTTCGAGCGGCGCCAGCGCCAGCAGGGCGAGATTGCCGACCGCCAGCATGTTGGCCGTGTTCCATTCGACGCTTCCGTCATTTCGTATTTTGCGGAGCACCCCCTCGCGACCGAACTCCGAGCCGTGCCGAGTGGAATTCACGTAGTTCTTGAACTCCCGCCTGCCGAGATTGATCGCACCGTCGATGGTCTCCTGCAAAGTCTGCTTATCCCGCTCCAGGCCCTGCGACCGCTCAAACGTAGCGATCGCCCCCTTGATGGTGAGCTGGGTCCTGTCGTTTATGGTTTCTCCGACTTCTCCAAGGTGCCCGGCATATTCTTTTGTGGCGCCCTTGGGGGTGTTGACGTCCATGTCCGCCCGCAACCCGGCGTAAAGATCGGACAGTTTCAGGCCGGTGATGTGCTCCGACTTGCCGGTGGCTCCGTCGATGCCGCGGTCCAGTCTCAGCATCTGGGACCGGATGGCAACTCGCGCAGGAGATCCTTCCGGGGCCGCGTCAAACATCTCTCTGAGGGTGGCTTGCAGCTGCTGCGCCTCGCTGAGCATCCTCGGGTCCACAGTCAGCGAGCCGTCGCCGCCAACGATTACGCCCTTGCCGGAGGCGGCCCGCTCGAATTGCGAACGGATCGCCAACCGGCCAGTTTGCTGATATGCCCGGTCAGCCGCAGCAAACTTCCCTTCACGCAACAGACCGTCGGCGTTTTGCAGCGATTCCAACCCAGCGTCGTCAAGCACGTCGGATAGCCCTCCCGACATGACTGGGTCGGATGCCCCTTCAAAAGCCAGTTTGAACGGCTCGAGCTGCTGTTCCTGTCGCGCCTGAACCAACGAGTCGAGATTCATATCCCCGGGGCGGCGCAGTAAATCTGCGCGCGTGGTTTCATGAAGGCTCTCGAAAATACGCCGCTCGATTTCTATGCGCCCAACAACCGTGGTTTCTGTAGCCGGGAGCTCCGGCTGCTTTATAAGCTGCCCATATCGGAATTGCGATGCCAGCCTTGTCGGCGGGTCTTTGCCTTCACTAGCGTCTTTGCTTCTCGACCAAGCATCGGCCTCCCGCCACAACTCCAAGTCCTTGACTTTGTCCTGGTAATAATTCCACTGCGTCGCATCGGAACCGGTCAGCGTGCCGGTCCTGGCCGCAATGTATTTTTCTCCATCAGTCAGAAACTCAGCCGCGTGCTCGGCTTCTTTGTCGACTGGTGCAACAGTGGTTTTATATTTTTCCTCAATGGCACCGATTCTGGTTTCAAGCCGCTCTTTCTCTTTGGCCAGCACATCGTACGACGGGTCTTCTTTATCCAACCCGCCTAGTCGCCCCTCAACCACGGCCAGCCGCGGCTTATACACCTCGTCCACCTTAACACGATCGACGATGTGCGTGTACAAATCTTTCTTCGCCTCGTCTGACAAAGGAGTGCCGGCAGCTTCTACCCCAGCGATATACAGCTCCTCAACACGCCGGACCGCTGGGTCATCCTTGGGGGCGGCGGAAAGCCCGCCAGGCGTGGATGGTACGGCTCGCATGGCGTCGTCCGCACTCGCCGTCCCTACCGTTGCCGCGAGGGCATCCGCCGGCGGAGGAAGCGCCTCCGCGAGCGGGTCGGGCTCAGTCGGAGGGCTTATTCTGACGTCGGTCAGCGCCGGAGAATCTTCCGGGTAAACCTTCATCGAAGCCGACTTTGGTCCAGGTACCGTTACGCTAAAACCTCCCGGTGCCATCGGGTCACGCCTCACGACGGCGCCTTCCGGCCACCAAGGAGGAGGGGCGTAGGCGTCGGCCTCCACCCGCCCAAGGACATTGGCCGTACCGCCGTCAAAACTGGGGGGCGGGGAAACTAGCTCGCCCGCCGTAGGCAGGCCGCGGGCCACGAACCGCTCGGTGATAGGGGCCTCCGGCGCCATGATCTCCGCCGAAGGCACGAACGACGCCGTCTCGGCGATCGTCGGGGCGGGGGCTTGCTCGGCCGGAGCCTGCGGCGCCTCGCCGAAGATGTCCATGCCCATTTGCTGCGGCGTCGCGTAGCCCGGGACCGGCGTCTGCAAGAAGAACTGCGCCGGCAGAACGGGCTGGCTCCAAGACTGGCTGACGGCGGGAGCTATGAACGGCTGCTGGAACTGCAGAACGGGCTGGCTCCAAGGCTGGCTGACGGCGGGAGCTATGAACGGCTGCTGGAATTGCTGGGGCGTGGCGGCAACAGGGGGCGGCGCATTGCTAACCAACGGCCCGACGGTCGGCGCGGGCGGAGGAATGAAGTTCTGCTGTGAAACCGCCGCCGGGACCGGGTTGCTGGAGCCAAAGAAACTGTCCAGCGCCGCACCCACGTCATTGTAGTCATACCTGATGTGGCGGTCGATTCGCGGTACCCCAATGTTTCCGATGAAAGTTGACATGGTCGTCGTTCCTTTTTTTCTTCTTCGGCTACCTTAATGAACCAATCGTGGCGGACGAACTCCTTCTGCCTGTCCGGCAACACCAAACTGCGTCGGATTGCGCAAAAAAGCGGACAGCCGATGCGTGTTCTCCACCCAGTTCAGCGGGCCTCCCCAAGGCGAATCGGACCATCCGCGCACGCGCTGGCCCGTCTCGTGCCGCGTCTCCCAAGGCGTCACGAAATCCCAGGCGTTCTGCGCGCCGCGGCCGATGGCGGACATCTCCGGGGTCGGCTTGAACCCGACGTTCCAGTTCGTGCCCCAGCGGACGGTGCGGTCCCAGGCGCTGGCGTCCTGTGGAATTGGCAAATCCCCTGGTTGCGCGGGCCCAAAGGCCATCCCGCGCTCGAGCGCCGCGTCGTAGCCGGTGAGCTGCTCTCTCGCGATAGGCCGGCCAAGAATGTCGACTCCTCCGTAGATGCTGTCGTACTTCGGCTTGTTGTAAAAATCGTGCCGCTTCCCAGCCGCGTCATACCCGGTGAGGGCGCCAGACGCCGCGCCGCTATACACACTTTGCTCCAAAGCGTCGTCCTCCAGCCCGAGCGCCAGCCCCGACAGGTAGGACGTGCCGCCGCCGACCGCCGCGCCCTGGAACGCACCGGCCCAGTTGCCCTGGGTACCCATGGCATTCTGAAATCCGGCCGTGGCAAAGGACGACAGGGCGGATATTCCGCCCCGCTCGAGCGCGTCGTCCCATCCGAGCCGTTCACCGGTCACGGGGTCTCTGCCGGTCAAGCCGGTCTGCAGCGTGGTGGAGGTGCCCTGCACCGCCGCGTTCGTGAACGCCGTCGCAATGCCGGGCTCTACGCCAGCCGTCAGCCCGGCCCCGATGCGGCTGGCTACCGTGGAAATCCCGGCAGTGATGAACGCATCCCCCCAGCTCTGCGTGCCGGCCGCCGCCCGGTTGGCCTGATTAAGGGCGCTGAGCCCGGCCGCCAAGGCCCAGCCAACACCAGGCACAAATGACAGCGCCGTGCCGACCACGGCCTGCCCGACCCCCTGGACCGTGGCTGCGTCGTCCCCCAGCACGCTCTCGGCGCCCTCGCGGTTGCGCCGCATACCCTCGGAGCCCCAGGTGATGCCGCTGGTCACGCCGAGCGGATCGGTTATAAAATAGGCTTCGTCTATTCCGAGCTCATTCTCCATGAAGGGCTCGGGCATCCCCATCGATACCATGACGAGGTCCCTGGCGACTCTACCCATCCCAATGTCCTCGAGCCAGCCGGAGACGTAGTCGCCAATCCCTTTCTTCTGCGGCGGCGACGTATTATACAGCGTGTACCCGTCGGAGTTCTGCTCGGACATCCACTTGTCCCATTGCTCGTCCGTGAAACCCTCCGGCTTATCGCCCTCGTACACTCGCCGGTGCTCGATGACGACGCCGGAGTCCTCGGGGACCCGGATAAGCTGTCCTGCCCGGCCGTGATGAAAGACGAGGTTCTCGCCGCCATAGGTCTCGACGGCCTCGGGAGTAACCGTGATGATGTTGTTCGCGTCGACCGTGATCGTGCCGTCATTCATCCCGCGGTACACGTCGACACTGTAGAGATCCTGCCTCCAATGTAGCTGGTCGAGCATGCCGGAGTAGAACGTATCGTTCGGGTTCGCCTCGGCCCAGGCGTCGTACCACTCCCTGTCCTTCTCGGACAGGGTCTCCGGGTCGATTATTTCGTTCCCGAAGTCCAACGGGTTTATCCCGTTCCCCCTTGCCTCGGGCTCAAGCGACATCAACTTAACAACCTGGGAATAATCCTTGTAGGCCCAGTTTTTCAACGCCGCGAAATTTTCAGGGTCGCGACCAAGCAAATTTCGATACGCGGCCAATGCGTTTGTGTACTCCGGCTTCCACTTTCCGTACGACTCCTCGTTCCACCAACGCGGCCGAGCGTCCGCGGACAAGTTGTGGGACAGCTTCTCAGACATTACAACGCCCTTATGTTCCCGAAGCCGTAGGCCGGCGCGGACTGGATGAAGTTGTAGTCGTGCGTACGCTCGGAGCCGCGCTGCTCTTCGATCAGGCGGTAGGCGTCGGCCTCGTAGACTTTCGCCGCCTGGAACTCACGCTCGTTCTCGAACTCGATGGCCATGACCATCATCTTGAGCGCGTCCATGTTCTGCACGATCAGGATGTCGTCGGTCTCCGTCAGCGGGACATAGCCCAGCTCGCAAAGCGCATAGACCGAAGAGCCAGCGACGAAGTCGGGATGTGTGATGCGGTACCGGCGGTAGCGCGGGTTGGTTTCCTGCGGATGGTACTTCGCCAGGAAGTACATCTGGTGGGTATCCTCGTCGTAGGTGTAGAGCGACACGAAGCCGTCGGTTGCGGGCTTGCCAACGTTGTACACGTCGCGCACGGGCTCTGATACCGCGAAGCCGACTTCCGGCTTCGACGCCAGGTCCATGAAGAGCTCGCCCTCGACACCGCCGTGCCACTGCTGGATCGGCAGCTGCATGTAGGCCCCGGGGCTGCCCAGTGCCTGGTTCATGGTGTCCCGGCCATAGATCGACAGGGACTTCGTTACGTCTTCGGCCGACGTCGAGAACGCCGCCAGCTTGAAGGAACCGAAGAGCGGCTCCTGCTCGCAGGCGTCGTCGCTGGCGGGTGTCATGCTGGGCAGGTCGAACATCGTGGAGTAGTGGTTGCCCATGTCGACGAGGTACTTGCCGGACATGCAGGGGTGGTGGCAGGCGACCTCGCCCAAGCCGCCGGACACGAATTCGTAGGCGCGCCCGAACAGCGGCGCGGGCCGGCCGTCCACCGTGTAGTGCAGGATCTTCTCGACCTCGCGAGGCAGTGTAATGAAGTCCTTGCGGGTGAAGAAGCGGATGACGCGCTCGACGTGGATCGGCTTGCGGGGCCGGTTCATGATGCGCCGCGTGGCCTGGTTGATCCGGGCGATCGCGGTTTCCACCCGGCAGGTCCCGCCGTTGATGCGGGGCCTGAGCTCGGTGATGGCGTCTTGAAGGGTGTAGAAGATCATTTGCTATTCCTCCGGGCTCCAGGCTACCCCGCGCACCGTCTGGCGGTCAAGGTCGATCGTCTCGCACAGGGCCTCCTCACCGCCCTTGAAGACATCCGTCGCCGACGCCCAGAACGTCGCCAGCTTGAGCCGCGCGTGACCGGTCCACACCACGGCGAAGTCCATCATGTAGCCCGTTCCGTCGTTGTCGGCCTCGGCGGGCACGCGGAACAGCCCTGTGGTGTGGAACTGGGTGGACTTGAACCGCCGGGAATCGGACTCGAACCAGCCGCTGCCGTCGACCCGCCAGCGCACCTTGACCTCGAGATCCGTGGACACGCGGTCGAAGATCAAGTCGGCATACTTAAAGCGCTTGATGTTGCGCGGGGCGCCGAAGACGTAGGTGGGGGTACGCACCGCGGAGACCTGGGTGGCATCGCGGGCGATGTCGGAAAAGATGCCGTACTGCAGCGGGGCGTTATCGGCCACGCGGAAGATGGCCCCGGCCTGGCGGTTGGACACCTTGAGGACGGCGTGGAACAGGGGCCCGCGCCAGGCGCCAGCGAAGACACGCGACGACTGCTCGCCCGACGCTTGGAAGTTGGCCAGGTCCCAGGGCAGGACATCGAGAAACGCAACGTCGCCGGTGCCGAGCTGGGTGCCGTCGGAGGTGAAGAGAACATAGTTGTCGGCGTGCGCCAGGGTCACGAAGGGCTCGTGCCCATCGGACGTGCGCTCAACCAGGGTCGTGATCTCGGGGCTCGCCGGCACAACGGCCATGCCGCCCGACGCCGTCTCGTTGGAGGCCGAGTATTTGAGGGTCCTGAGCCCGCCGTCGCCGCGATACACCAGGTCGGAGTTTACGGCCGTGATGGCCCAGGGACTTCTGGAGCCGGATGTTTGAAAAAGCACTTGCCCAAAGCCCTGGGTCCCCCACGCCGTTGCACGGTCCACGCTGACCGCAAAGGCCATGACGCCGCGCCGGCATATCACAAGGAGCTCGCCGAGACCAGTACCCGTCGCCGCATTGCGGAAAAAGGCCAGCGAGGTAATGAAACCGTTTTCCGCCGGCATCGAGAGCGCCCCGCCACCGGCAAGCAAATCGTTCTGTGTGAAGACCAGCATGCGCGCCGGGTCGTCCCAGCGCCAATCGTCGGAGGCCAGCACGAAGCGCAACCCTTCGTCGGAGCGCCAGCCGGGCTCGAGCCCAGAGGACAAACCGTTGTCCCAGTACCGCTCGACGGCCACGAACAGGCGGCCCTGGCCGAACGCCATGGACTTGCCGATGGGCACGCGGAACACCGACGGGCTCGGTTCCGGGGCGGGCTCGACCAGGTTGTCGCCCTCGTCCACCATGTCCCAGTTGAAGTCCTTGACCTTGACGATGTGGTTCCGGTAGATGAACTCGGTCTCGAGGTTGTCGACTACTTCGTCGCCGTGCAAAATGATGGGCCAGTTCTCGACGGGGTCGTAGATGCCGTTCTGGACAATGCAGAACTTGCCGGCCTGGCAGAAGTACGCCTGGTCGAAGTCGACCGTCGGGAACGCGGCCAGGTCGAGCCAGGTGTTGGTGGCGAAGCTGTAGGTCCAGACGTGGCCGGACACGACGACGACCCAGCGGAGGTTGCCCTCCAGCTCGTAGGAGAAGGCGCCCTGGAACCGCCCCTGGGCCGGCATGGTCTCACCGAACAGGGCGGGGCGGGACTCGGCCAGGCCGTTGCGGACCTCGACATTGAGGAGCCTGGCGGCCGTCCCGGCCTTGAGCAGCAAGGGGTCGAGCAGGTCGTTGACCCCGCCCTGCACGGTCTGGAAGGCTTCAGCCTGTGTGCGGTCGTCGGCCATTACGGTATTACCTCGGTGGACGAAACCAAGAGCCCTTCAGAGAACTCGAGATCGTACTCGGTGCCGGCGGCGTTGGACAGCCGGATCGTGCCGGTGAGCTTGCCCGTGAACTTGCCGAGCGCGGTCGTAGCGTCCGTCTGGGCGGCCTCTGCCGCTGCCTGCGCGGTAGCGGCGTTTGCAAGAGCCGCGTTCGCCGTTCCTTGTGCCGCATCGGCCGCGGACTGCGCGATAGCCGCGTTGCCCAGGGCCAGTGTGGAATCGGACTGAGCAGCGTCGGCGGCGGCCTGAGCGACGTCAGCGGCGGCCTGAGCGGCGTCGGCGGCCCGGAGCGCCGTGCCGGCCCCGGCGACCGCCCCGTTCGCCGTAGACTGGGCGGCGCTGGCCGCGGACTTGGCCTCCCCGACCAGCTCGGCCAACTCCTCGGACAGCGCGGAAAGCTCTTCCCCGGACAGTTGGGAAAAGAACTGCCTCCGGAGAAGAGCAAGCTGGGATGCGGAGAGGATGAGGGCCACGGCGCCCTCCTACGTCTTGATGATGGTTTTGCCGACCTGCATAGTGCCGGACTCTGCATCGTAATACGGGGTCTGGATGTTCCGCAGGGTGAGCGTTGTGTCGCCCGGCGTGTAATCTGTGAGCAAATGCGTATTTGCCACAAGGTACGCAAAAAGATCTTCGTGGGCCGCCGTGACCGTCTGTACCCCGTCGAGGTACAGCCAACCGTCCGGGGCCTCGCCGATGCCGTTATAGCCCATGGTGAAACCGGTCGGGAGCTCGGAACCTCCAGGGACAACCGCCGCGCCGGACTCCTTCGAGAAGTAGCGAACGTGGATCTTGTCGGTAGTCTCGGGGATGAAATTGAGCCGGACCTGCTTGCCCACCACGACATAGTCGTTCACGGGGCGCTGGACACCGGAATTCAGGGACACCTGGACGGAAGCAGCCGCGTACGGCGTATAGTCCAGTGTGATGACGCCGGTCGGAGCCTCGGCGCCGGTGAAGCGTTCATCCACGAAGAAGGCGGTTTCGCCATCCATCTCGATGATGTTCTGCGAGATGTTGATGGTGCTGGGGGCCTCGGGGCAGCAGGTATGGATGCCTCTCATGATCTTCTCCTATCGGGCCCTTCGGCCATCTTGTTCTCCGGAAAATCCCGGCCCCGGGGCCCCTTGCGGGGCCCGGGACAGGGCCAACCCCGGGGAGAACGCCAGGATTGAGAGGAACTTATTGGGCCTGGACCAGCTTCAGCCAGATGTACGCCGTGCCGTTCGTGGCGGGGGCGCCGGCGAACGTCAACGTAAGCTGGCGGGTCGCCGTGGTCGTCACAACCGGCGCCTTGAGCGACACGACCGTATTGGTCGCAGTGCCCTCAGCGATGATGTAACTGGCGGATTCCCGGTTGAGCATGTGCAGCCCGGCCGTCATCTGCGTGGCGGCGAGCAGGTCGTTCGCCCCCTCCACGCTGAAGGCCACCGTGTTGGTGGCGTTCCGGGGAGTAAACGCCGTGGTCACCTGGACAAAGCCGTCGACGATGGCCGTGTTGTCCGGCAGCACGGGGCCGACCTTGATCGCGCCGCTGCCGCCGTCGCGGGCGACATCGAACACGTAGGCCAGGTACCCCTCGCGGTTGCTCTGGTCGGGGATCTTGCTCTGGTCTTCTTGAATGTCCGTGTCGCGGAACGTGGCCGCACGGGCGTCCAGCGTCACGGGATCCGGGACAAGCTGCGCGGAAGCGGACAGCACAAGGCTGAACACGGCCAACGCGATGGTGAACTGAATGAACTTTTTCATTGTGTCTTTCCTTTGAAGATGCTCCGGGGGACCGGATTGGCCGGTCCCCCGGATCAGGTTATTGCAGGGTCACCGTGGCGGCCGCGGCGGTCCACTTCGCGGAGTCCGCGAGGTTGGCTTCGCTCGCCCACTCCGTGTCACCGAAACCGATGACGTAGGTGGGGGCGGCGGCATCGCTGGCGATGAAGCCCAGGACGCCCGTGGTCGTGTTGAAGTCCGACCCGCTCTTGACCAGGACCGACTGCCCGATCGCCCCGCCCAGCACGCTGGCCAAGGTGACCGTGACGGTCTTGTTCGTGGCGTCGACATCAGTATCGGCGGCGTCAGCGGCCAACTTGATGGCGCCCGTGCCGGCGGCGGCGTCGAGCTTGCACACCGAAGCCCAGGTCTGCGGGCAGCGGCGATAGGCAAACGCCATCGCGCGGGTGCTGTACCGCAGGGGTTTCGGGAACGCGGCCATGCGCATGGCGTGGTAACCCACCTCGCGATACGGGTTCGCATCGCTCTGATAGTTGATCCACATCCAGTCGCCGCTGAAGCCCGGCGCGGGACCGAAGGAGGTTCCGCCCGACAGGCTGTCCAGCTTCGGGGGGATCCGAATCCGGTACACGTCGTTGAGGAACACCACGGCCACGGCGATTTCCGCGAGCAGGTACTCGGGGTTCGCTTCGGGCAGCTTGCCGATCGTGATACTGCGGCCTTCGCGCATCGGGAGGACGCGGCGGAACCACAGCTTGCCATCCGGGCCAACCTTCCAGTAGCGGAAGCGCATCTGGCGGCTGTCGTGGATCATGCCCCAGCCGCGCAGGTTCTTGAAGGTCTGCGTGTAGTTGGCGAAGAGCATTTCGGGCTTGGCCTCGCGCATGTCCGCGCGGGTGTCAGGGTCGTCGCGCAGCATCTTGTCGAAGTCCGACATGTGCAGCATCAACCCGAAGACCGGCAGTCCGCCCTCCTTCGAGATCGCGGCGCCGGGGCATTCGCTGTCGAGCCACATGTGGAAGAGGTCCAGGAAGCTCATGTTGAGCGTGGACACCTCGACGCCCGCGTCGATCTTCAGGACCGTGACCTTCTCGTCGGCGCCGAAGGGGCCGCCGCTGTAGGTGTAGGTCTCGAAGGGGTCGTACGTGAACTTCGGGGAGCCTTCCAGGGTCAGCCCGGCGGAGAGCACGAAGAGGTTCGTGGCGTCGGCCGCGAACTTCATGTAGGTCTCGCGCGAGTAGACTTCCCACGCCTGGGACGTGATCATCACGCCCATGGAGTAGATGTAGCCGACCTGGCGCTTGGCTTCCTCGGTCCACATGGCGTCGCGCACGCAGGTGACGGGGGACCGCCACTCGGTGCTCAGGCCGGTGTATTCCTTGGACTCCACGCTGAAGCCGTAGGTCTGCGGATCGTGGATCGTACAGGCGTTGTATCCGCCGTCCGCGCCGTCGCCGACCACGGAAACCTGGATGGGCTTCCACTCGGAAATGCCGGCCTGCGGGCCGAGGCCAGGATGCCAGATGTTCGTTTTCTGTGAGAGGCCGCTGAAGAGAGGATACATTTCGCGGGCAATACGATCGCGGAACACCATCGGGTGTTCTCGATCATAGCGTTCCAGGAACGGGTCGAACCGCTCCTGCAGGTCGATGAGACGTTGTTCAAAGTTCGAGACCTTGAACTGGTCGCCGGGTTTGAAGGACATTGCTGTCTCCTTGAATAATGATTCTCTTGAATGCAACAAACGCACCGTGCGCTTGTCACGCCTGGTCCTGGTGCATGACCGAGATAGTCACCATTCCCCCCGGCGGGGCTTCGGAGGCGGAGCAGCCTCTATTTGTCTCCTATGCTGCACATTGAATCACAGGACAAAAGGGCAGTCAAGTCCTAAAATGTCAAAGGCGCGGGATTTTTGTCCCGCGCCTCTGGGTTGCCTTGGTTGGCGTCTACTTCAGGAAGTCCTCGACGACGTCGACGATGTCCAGCCCGTTGTCCGGCAGCTTGGCCTGGCGGGGGGCCGGCGGCTGGTCGGAGGGCGCCAGCTGTCCCAAGCGGGGCCGCTGGCCGATAACCTGCTCGAACTCGGCCTCCACCGCCTTGAGCCGGTTGTACTGCTCGACATAGCGGCGGCGCAGGTCGGGGGCCGTCAGGCCCTCGGCGACGTAGGGCGCCAGCTTCTCGGGGTCCATCGTCAGCAGCAGGCCCTTGAGCGTCTGCTTGCGCTCGGCAACGGCGGCGTTCCAGTCCTCGTTGTCCTTGACCTCCCGGTAGTACGGGGAGCCCAAGGCCACGGCGTCGGCAATGGCCTTCTCCGTGACGGAGTCAACCCGGCCGGCCATCGCGGCAATTCTCGCCCGCGACTCGGCTTCGTCGATCGCCGCGGCCGTCTCCTTGGCCTTGTCCAGCGCGACCGCGCGTTCCTGGGACACCTCGTCGAACTGGTTCAGGTAGGCCAGAAGCGTGCCCTTCAGGGAGGGCGCGGCCTCGTCGATCGCGTACTCGCGCGCCGACGGCTTGGTCTCGGCCACCAGGGCCCGGATGAGCTTCACGGCCTCGGCCTGGTCCACGCCCTCGGTGACCAGGGTCTGGACCATGCGCTGGCCCAGCTGGTTCATGCGGTCGTCGTAGCGCTTCCTGAACTCGGGGCTGCGCGTCAGGTCGATCTTGGCGATCTCGGCGTTGAGCTTGGCGAGCTCCTCTTCCTTGGCCTCAAGCTGCTGCTTCAGGGCGGCGGCCTGCTCGGCGTCCTGGACCTTGGAGGACAGCTCGTTGACCTTGGTGTTCAGCTCCTGCAGCCGCTGGCGGGCCTCCTTGTGGGCGGCGCGCTCCTTGGCAAAGGCCTCGCGCTGCTTCTTCTCGGGCAGCCGCTCGATGTCCTCGTCCTTCAACAGGTCGGCCGGCATCCCGAACTCATCCTTCTTGGGCGCGGCGGCCGCCAGGAAGTCCGGGGACAACGGGTCCACGTGGTCCGCGGGCTCCGCCGGCTTGGCGGGCTTGGCGGGCTTGGCGGGCTTTGGTGCCGGGGCCGCCAGGTCTCCGGGTTCCAGGTCGGTCTTAGGGGCCGCCGGGGCCGGCTTGGCGGGAGGGGTCTCCTTGTCCAGGGCCGACAGCACGGTATCCGCGATGTCGCCTTCGAGCTCCGCCTCGATGACGGGCGGCTTCAATTCTTGTTCGGTTGGGTTCATGTCGTTCTCCTTGCGGGTTTCTTCTTATAGCTCTCGAGCTCTTCTTCCGAGTAGCCGTACATCTCGCGCAGCAGGCGGCGCTCCTCTTCGCTGATGGATCCGTCGGCCTGGGCCAGCATGCGCAGCGCCTCGCTGCGGTTGTTGGCCATGACGACGACGTTGCGCAGCAACTTGGCCATCCAGGTGGCCCCGCCCACGAAGGCGCCGTACGACGCCTGGACGTGCTGGGGCTGGTCCCACGGAAACATCTCCCCGCGGATGGAATTGACGGCGAGCTCCAGCAGCCTCTCGCCCCCGTTCGCCATGTATTTTGCGTGGGCATCCGCCACTCCGGGCGCGGTCCTCACGAAATCCAGCAGTTCATGCCGCAACTGCGGCTTCTTGTTTTCGCTCATCTCGTTCTCCTGGTTGTTCTCCCCGGGGCCTTAATCCGCCCGCTTGTAGTCGGCCAAGTCGGCTTTGCGCCGCGCGACCTCCTCCTCGAGCGCCATCTTGCGTTCCGCCATTTCGCGGTCCAGCTGGCTGCGCATCTCGGCGCCCCAGCGCTTGATCTCGTTCTGGGCAGTGGTCTTCTCGGCCCTGACGGCGTTGAGCGACTCCTGCTTCAAGGCTTCGAGCTGGGCCTTGAGCTCCACCTCGCGCAGCTTCACGGCGGTTTCTCCGTTCATGCGGTTCTCCAGTTCCTGCATTACCTGCTGCTGGCGCTCCATCTCGAGGCGCTGGCGCTGGTCGGCGTTCTGCTGGGCTTCCTTCTCGACGCGGCGGTAGAACACCACGAGCTCCTTGAGCATGTCGGAGGCGCGCCGGACAAAGTCCTTGCGGCTTTCGTCGGCGGCCAGGAACCGGATGTGCTCCTCGCAGTTCGGCAACGCCGCGGAGAACGTCCGCAGGATGGCCTCCGGGTCGGCCGGCTTGCCCTCCTGGGGCTGGTCGTAGGACTGCACCATGCCGCCCAGCAGCTCGAAGTGGATCGCCAGATGGGCGGTGTGCAGCTGATCGCTGCCGGCCGGCACATAGGCGCCTTCGCGGAAGTCGTTGTTCTCGAGGGTAGCGATGGACTTCTCGTTTGTCGGGATCTGGTCGCGGGTGCCCAGCGGGAAGACGTTGTCGACGTCCTTGTAGCCGATGAGGGCCGACACGAACTGGCGCTCGACGTACCTGCGACCAGCCTCGTCCATCGCTCCGCGCAGTTTCATGAGCTTGCCCCACGTAGTCTCGCGGGCCTCGGGGCTGCCGCCGCCGATTGCGCGGTTGACCTCAACGACCAGGGCGTCCTCGAACTTGTCGAAAAGGATCTCGGGGACGTTGCGGCGCAGGCAGCGCTCGCGGAACGCCTTGGCCTCTTTGGCCCCGGGCAGCTTCCCTGACTTCTTGGACAATATCACGGCGCGGCGGAAAATCTCGCGGTGCAGGTTGGTCCACATCATGTACTCAAAGTTGGCGGCGTTGGCCTCGATGCGGAACTCCCGCTGGCGCTCGGAAACGACTTCCTCGGTCGAGCGGGTGCCGCGGGCCGAGACTTCCATCATCTCGGGGTTCATCCGCGTCATGCCGACGTTGTTGGAGTAGACGCCGCGGACCGCCATGCGCAGCTCGAGCAGCCGCTCGATGGGCGGCGCGAACGCGGAGTTGATGGCCTGGAGCCCCGGCGGAATCAGCGTCGTTGGCCCGATGCGGACCACGGACATCTCGTCGGCGTCCCAGCCCTGTTGCGCCTGCAGCACGAGCCCGCCGGACAGCATGCCCCCGTCGAGCGCGGTGTTGAGCATGCGGTTGGAAATCTCGCAGTACGGCGCCAGGTCGTGGCCCAGGCCGTCGACAGATCCAATCGTCCCCTCGGAATAGTTGAACGGGTTGAGCCAGATCGCCTGGCTCATCTTCTCGAACTGCTCGAGCTTCTTGAAAATGAAATCCTCGGGCTGACAGGTACCCATGGCGGGGTCGATGTCGATGTAGTGGCTGACCTCGGGGCCCGTCACGGATTTGATGAGGTAGCGGACGACAGGGATGCTCTCGAGCTCGAAGACGGCGACCTCCGCCGGGCGGCTGGCCCGCCAGGCTTCGAAGGCGGCCCACTGCCCAATGACATCGTCCCGCACGGACGGGGGCTCGGTCGTGGCGTTGGAGTCGGTCGTCGCCTTGTAGAACTGCAGGACGACCGCGCGCAGCTCCTCGACGTTCCAACCCGCCATCTTGGCGGCCTCGGCGTTCTCGGGCTCGAGCTTGGGGAGGATGTCCTGAAGCAGCAGGGTGTCGCGGACGACGCAGCACGGAATGGAGTCGGCCAGGGGCGGGAACTTGGGGTCAGTGAAAAAGCTGTACTTGGGCATGCGCACGGGGCGCCAGTCCCATTCGTCCGGCCAGCAGGCCACGCCGAGGCCCAGCTTGATGCGGTCGCGGCTTACCTGGTCGAGCAGGAGGTAGTTCTCCGGCCAGTCGACGTTGAGCATGTGGGTGTACTCTTCGGCGATGATCTCGCCGTACTGCGCCAGGGGGTTGGGCGACCGGTACTCCTGGTACTCGGGGCGCACGGTCACCTTGATGCGGTTGCCGACCTCCATGTGCAGGTCGTAGGCGGTGTCGGCGCGGTGGTTGACGATGCCCTTCATCTCGCGCAGGTTCAGGTTGGCGCGCCAGCCCTGGCCAAGGCCGCGCAGCTCGGCGTCGTCGTAGGGCGCCACGCCGCGATGCAGCGCCATGACGCGCGCGTCCGCGCGGTGCACGTCGATCAGCGCCTGGCGGTAGCGCTGGTAGACCTGCCGCGCGACCTCGGGGTTGCCCAGGCGGTCGCGGACGGCGCGCGCCTTGTGGTCGACCGTCATGATGGCTTCCTGCTTGCGGGCGCCGGGGGGAGGGGAGACATCGACTACTTCGGCCTGTTTCATTTCTCGGTCTCCTTGGCGGGGATGTGCGCCGGCGTCCCGTGCAGCCAGCAATTCTCGGGATAGGTGTGGCGCGACAACTCGTTCAGTGTGGACTGCTGCACCCAGACCTTCGCCCTGAGCAGGCATTTGCATACCCGGCAGGTATCGAGCGCGGCATCAACCGACGTCTTCTTCCCGGCCCGCACGAACCACCCGAACAGGTCGAAGAATTCGTTGCCGGGGCAGCTTGTGCAGATGCCGTGGAGGTTCGACGGGCAGTTTGCGCAGATGGCCGCGCGCCGCTCGGCCTCCGCCTGCTCGACGAAGAAGTCCTTGCGGTTGAACAACCGCCCGACGATGAGACGGGTGGCGTCCTTTATCATTCGCACGGACAGATACGGGACCGCGGGCTCGTCGGGGCCGCCGACACAGAACCCCTTGGGCAGCCGCTGGCAGATGAAGTGCTCGATCCGCGCACGCATCTCCGGGTCGCCCGGCCACTCCAGCTTCTTGTCGGCGTACCACCGCTTGAGCTGCTGCATGAGCCCGATCTGCATCGGGGACTGAAACCGGAAGGTTTCGCCCTCGTGCTCGATCTCGTAGATCCAGCCGATCGGCGGAACCGTTCCGGCGTGCATGAACCTGGCTCTCTGCGGCTCGGTCATTTCATGATCTCCGAAGCGGCCCCGGCGAAATCCTCGCCCAGGGCCAGAGCGTCCTTGACACCCTTCTCAACATCCTCCATCGAAGGATCCGGCGGAAGAACCTCCCCCACGACCTCGACCCGCTTGTAAGGGTTCTTCATGCGGGGAGGCACGCCGTGATCGTGCGAGAAAACCCACTCGGCCTCCTCGCGGCTATCGAAGAGCTTCGTCGACACCCAGCCGGTGCCGCGCACCTGGAACTTCTCGACAAGGTGCCCCGCCGCCGCGGCCGTCACGGGGACGATCTTCAGATCGTCGCCGGAGAACGGGCACAGCTTGCGGGGCTCCTTGAAGCCCAACTCGACTACCTTACTGGTCTTCTTGGGGCGGGGCATCTTCGCTCTCCGGCTGTTCCGGCTTGGCCACCTGGAACATCTGCGGATTCATGATCATGGTCAGGGCGTCGTTGGTCCACATCCCGGCTTCGCGCAGCTTGAACATGGTCTGCTCGAAGTTGCGTCCCACTGCCGGCATCCGCTCGACGTACGGCGCGTAGAGCTCGCCGACGGCGTTATAGGCGGCCTCCAGGGCCTGGATGAACGCCTGGGCGCCCTGGGGCAGCTCTTGCTCGGTCGGGGGTTTCGGGGTGAAGTCTGGCTTGATCTGGTCGTCACTCATGGTTGTTCTCCTATACCGCGGCCGTTTTGTACGCCCTGGCGTCCAGGTCGTACCTCTGGGCCAGCCGCCTGAACCCAGACGGTCCCCCGGGACGACGGCCCCAGGGTCCCGCATATTTGTTCGAAATCGTATCGGCCCCCGCCTGCATATTCAAGACAAATCGTACGACGCCGATCGCGATGGACAGGGCGTCCTGCTCGTCGGGGGATTCGCCGGCCTTGAGCTCGTTGCCCTCGCGGGTCGACTTCTTCTTGGACAGCAGTCGGCGCAGCACGCCGACGCGCTCCAGCAGGCGCCCGCAGAGCTGCTCCATGGCGACGAGCGGCACGTTGCGCACCTGGCCCGCGCGGACGAAGGCGGCGACGGCGGCCCACAGCTCGGTCGACTGGTTCTTGAAGCGGTCCGACGCCTTGCGCACGTCGCCCTTGGACAACGGCATGTCCGAGGCCGCGGCGTTGGACACGAACCGGCGAACCGTCATGAAATGCTTGGACTGCAAATAGTCGGCCACGCTCTGGGTCGCGCTGTCGTCCACGCCGATCAGCTCGGGCTTGACGCTCAGCTCCTCGGCGTACTCCTTGATGGCGTCGCCCACCTGGTCCGTGACGGGGATGGCCGAGGACGCGTCGACCCTGGCGTACCGGGGCTCCAGGCACGACAGCTTGACCTGATTGTTCTTGTCGATGCCGATTTCGATGGCCTGCATGACGGCCCGGTTCCCGCCTTCGGAGAACGCGGGGTCGCAGCCCAGCACGGTCACCGACGGGGCGCCCATCCACGTGACGTCCTCCGTGGAGCCGCTACGCAGCACCTCGGTCATCGACAGCAAGGTCTGCTTCTTGCCCTGGGCGGGAGGGAACCCGCGCACCATGGTCCAGAACTCGGGGTCGTCCTCGTTGCCGCCGACGTCCTTGCGGATGTCGTCGAGCTTCTCCTTGGTCAGCAGGAACGTGAGCTTCTTCTCGGGGTAAAGGATTGCCGGGCTTCTGAGACCGTCATGGCGCCTGATCTTTCCGTAAGGGCTATGCCATTCATGTGTGGTTTCAGGGTCGATGGCGGCAAAGCCGCCCGGCAAAATGGGCTTGGAATACTGGGCCGCAAGATCCGTGAAGCTGTCGGGGTTGCAGAGGCCGACGAGCTTGAAGTCCTTGGCGCCGATGGATAGGTTGGTGCGTACCCGCATGGCGGCCGGGCGCATCTGGGACAGCTCGTCGAGGACCAGGCGGACGTAGGGCAAGTGGGCGCCGGTGAGCTTCGTGCGGGCCTCCTGCTCGGTGCCTTCGGCCACAGCGACGCCGCGGATCGACGCCTTGTCGGTGGCAACGCCCAGCTCGTCGTCCTCATCGAGGATGATGGCGTTGTCGGTCTTGCGCAGCTTGCCGGGCATTTCGAACCGCGAGAAGTGCTTGATGTAATGGAAGTACCGCAACACGGATTCGTAGGAGCGGATCTTCAACATCTGCAGGGACGTCGAGGCCAGAATCGCCACGGTCTCCTGGGGGTCGACCATCCAGTCGATCAGGGTGAGCAGGCCCATGTCGTTGCTGTTGTGGGTGGCGATAAAATCGTTCGTGAGGTACAGCCCCCGTGGGTGATCCAGTGTTATGCACTTCATTGGCACTTTGCGTCCGGTGCGAGCGACGCGCACGATATACCGACCGCGAAGCCCGCGGGAAGACGCCGAAAGCCGGCTTTGCTTTTTTCCGCTCTTGAATAAAAACCCATTATCTGGAAGGCGAAGGGAAACAGTGTAGGCGCGCTGGCCTTTTTTCTTCTCTCCGTTTGGCCCGCGGAAAACAGGTATGCGCGATGAAATAGACGCAACGCCCCCAAGCGACTGGACTAAAAACTGCACGCCGCGGGCCAACCGCTCGGACACGGACGTGAACGACAGCCCTCCGTTAGTGCCTACCGTCCCATCCGTGTCCATGAGCCCGGCCAACAACTCCTCACGGCTTCTTTTCTCGGAGTACAGATAGTCGTCGGGAATGAACTTCTCGGCCGACTTGGCTTTATCCAGCCCGTAATGTTTTATCGCCCGCAGATAATAATTAGCCCCACTGTGGGCCAAGGAGGATTTAACGATCACGAAGTCGCCGGGAGCTACGGGCTTTAAGTCATATCCTTTCTTCAAACACTCGCGCGCGGCCGCTATAATATCCGGATCCGTGGCGGACAACCTAACTTGGCCGCCCACGACAAAACACCCGTCTCCAAGAAGGACCCCCATTAAATAATGGGGAATCAGGCTCGGCCGTTTTTCAAAATATACCGGTTCACACAATGGAACAAAAAACTTCCCGATGCGGTTTTGCCGACTCAACCACTCGGTCTCGACTATGTGGTTTCGGCGATCCACTCCGTCCTTGAATCCGACTTCCCACAAGTGGGTCCCTGCGCAGACCGTGCTCGTGCCATCCCCAAACTCAACCTTATACTCATCCTGGTGCCCAACGTCGTGGGTTCGAATTATCGCAGACGTCTTTCCGTCCTGGGCGATAACGCGGTCACCCACCTGTAAATCCCCCATCCTGCGGGGGCCGGTCGGAGTATAGACAATAGCATCCAGCGGCTGCGCTTTACCCGAACTCGCACAGCCCCAAGTAATGAGGAACTTTTCCGTGGTCCAGTCGTAGACGTGCTGCTCGCTCCACTCGTGGCGGACGAACTCCTTGCGGGGAATGAGCGAGTAGATGGCGCGCCAGAAGCACTCCCACGGCTCCTTCTCGGTGCAGGCGGCGTACTCCGGCTCCCGCCAGTGCTTCCACACCTTCAGGTCGATCAAGGCGTCCGGCATGTCCTCCGGCCACCCCATGCCGTACTTCTCCTTGAGCCCGACCATCATTTCAGGACGCGCTCCTTCGCGCAGGAAGCCGTATCATAAACTGCTCGCCAAATTTCGTCAGCGCGTTTGGCACAACCTCAAAAGTTCGCCAGCCGTTCTTTCCGACAATCCGGTTTCTGGTTGTCCCCGGCGTTGGGTTGACCTTCTCGAAGCCATTGGGCTTGCGGTAGGGATCATAGCCGCCGCCGCGCACGTCAGCCTCCTTCAAGCTCTCCGTGCAGTATAGCCGATCCTCGTCACCGAGCCGGACGTTGAGTAATTCGGCGGTAGCGTAAAAGAACAGCAGGTGGCGGATGGCCTTGGCGTCATACTTCTTTTGACCGGAAATTTCCGTCTGCCAGTACCAAGCAGAAGCGGCCATTCTCTCCGGCGTCACGCCGATGGGCCGGTACACCACAACGCGAGCCTTGCCCCGGCGCATATCGTCCTCCCACTTTTCGAGCGGGGTCATCTGCGCCACCTGCCCCATGTGTGCATCGCCAACGTACCATTGGCTACCGCACCGGATCAGCTTTGCGTCGTGGGACAGGCCGGTGCCAGATAGAAGAACGCGAAGACCCTGTGTGCGTAGCACGATCCCCTTGCTGATGAGAGCGGGGGTCATGCGGGAAATGTCCATCCCAGGCAGGAGCGCGTCACGGTTGAACAGTTGGGCGGTCATTTTCTATTGCTCCACTCAAGCTCCGCACCAGCCTTTTGGATGGCCCTGACGTTCGGCATTTTCACGTCCGGGTTCTGCCGGGAAAGAATGCGAGAAAGCTCTGCGTCGTAGGCGGCCATCATCGTTCCGCTCCACGGATCGTGTTGCTGGTTAATTCGGTTTTCCAGCAGGCACAGGCGTGAGTCAACGCGCTCCTGCCACCGCACCATGTCGTTGCTCATCCGAAGGAGGGTGCCAAAAATGGCGATCATGGCCACCAGCAGGCCGAGGCTTATGCCGGTCTGCGCGGTCAACTGGCCGGAGTGGATGCGGTAGTCACCGTTGTCTTCGCGTTTCACCTCGTCACTCATCGCGCTACCCTCTCGGCCTTCAAGTTCTCGTTGCGCCCGGCAGGGTTTGGGATTTTCCATACCCACGTCCTGCCGCCCTCGGTCGCCCGAACCTCCACCCCGGCGTTATATGCACCGCCGGGCTTCTTCGCCTGGAAATGCTCCCGATTGCCATTTGCCACGCCGGTGGAGGCCAGCGTCTCGATCCGCTCTCCGCCGCGCCAGAGTTCCACGCTCCCGCGATCCACCTTGCCCGTCCAGACCTCCGGTAGCAAGACGCGGAGCTTGCCGGAGTTTTCGCCGACCGGCTTCCAAAGAAAGCCTTTTTCATGACCAGTAATCATCGCCGGTAACGTCTGTTCTGACAGGCCAACATCCATGTACTCTGCGGGGAAATCGCCATGGCTATTGGCTAACGATTGAGTCCAGAGGATCCAGTCCTTGCCACTGGCCTGCATCTTGGCAACGCGCGCCCGAACATTGCTCCCGTTTAACGCAGTGTCGCCGTCGGTATTCCACACCGGGTCAGGGGGTACAGAGTCGCCGTGATGGCTCCTGGCCCACTCTACCCCGACGGCAGCCAGTTCGCCCCGGATGGCCTCATGCGCGGCCACTGCGGCGGAATACGGATTGACAAAGAGCCGGTTGCGGAATCCAGACGCACGAAGATGCTCGGCAAGGCTCAGCGCAAAGCCGGCCGACTCCGCCAGGTCTGGCTCGATGGACAGCTGAATGTGGACCCGGTCATAATATCCGGCAAGGCTGTCCAGAAATTGCTTTTCGTACCGAAGGCGGGTTGCCGAGTAGAAGTCAGACTTGGCATCCGGCTGCCCTCCGACAGACGGAACGCGGCCGGTTCGGCTTCGCACCGCCCAGTCGTTTCGCACGATCACAACGGGCACCAGCCCGGATGACAGCAACGCCTCCAGGTTCGCCTCCCCCTTTGGCGTCAGCTTCGTAGCCATCCGCCCCGCAGTCACATAGTCGCGCTTCCCGTCAGCTGTCTGGAGATCAATCAGCGAGCAGACCGCATTGTATCCGGCCGACCGCAACGCATCCGCCTGCCTCCTAACAAGCCCCGTATCCGAATACGCAAGCATCGGCGTAACAAACGCACACCGCAGCCGGTCGGATGGTGAAACCGGCTCACCCTCATCGTCGGTGACGCCGCGTAG